TACCGCTGTTAAGCGGCTGGAGGCCAGCGCCGCCAGATGCTCCGTAAGCCATGTTATATACTCCGTTCAGATGCGCCAAAATTGACGCGAAAACCTGGGTTTTTTACTGATTGCCACTACCAGTGGCCGGAGCAGGTAACGTAACTGCCGTCGATAACGGGTGCCTTTTGCACCCGGCCAAATACGTGATTGGCGTCGATAATCCGCTATTGCGGAAGCGATATAACGACCTAGATTACCATGATTTGAGCGTTTTGTAAGCCCGTCTCATGGTGGGGTGGCCAGGACTGGCCCCTATCACACACTCCGGCAAGGGAAAGGTGGGCCGGGGCCGTTAAGCCCCAGCCACCCCGTAACTTAATCCTTAAATTCAGCCTTATGGCCAAATTCAGTCTTAGATTCATCAAAACGCGGCATTGTCTGTGCAAACGGATTAGAGCCAGCGGCCTGTGTCCATTGCGTGCCGTTCATCAACTGCTTTGATCTAGCTTCAAGAGTGGCCTTATCCCTTCTTACGTCAGCAGAGGGCTTTTCGCAAAGAATAAGACCGCCTTCATCAATGTAGGTGTTGTTGTCTGCGCCAAAACCAATGTTAGGCACGGGCGGGAACAACTCAGGGTGCCGATCACGGGGCACAGGGGTCCAGCCAGCACGGTACTTCTGGTTCCAGTTGTCTTTGTTCTGCGTACCAGCGTTATCAAACGTGATTGCAACCCAAGCATATGTCGAGTTCTTGGGAATAACGTCAGGCGGGATGTAAAAACGTGATTGATGCGTTGTCCGCATGGCGGAACGGCTTTCCGCAGTACGGGTTGTGCTTTCGCGCGTTTCAGAATTACGTGGTTTGCGACCCATGGTGAGTCTCCCTTAAGTCTTGTTTGTATTCATAAGACGACGAGCGTAGCTCACCTTAGCGTCAGCAAATGTCATCGGATTAAACTGCTTGGGATGGCCCTGTGGGTATTTCGGACCACCGCCATTATCGACCATCTTCTTCACAAACCGAATTTGGTCGCCCGTCAGCTTAAATTTGGTAGAACTTTTGACTTGACCACCAGATGACATTGACCGGCTCGGCGCTGCTACCGGAGAAGACCGTTTGGGCTGCTGCTTAGGTTGCTCCTGCTCTTCTTCGCCAAAGTAATCAGGAAACTGTTGACGCATATGCTCTTCAACGGCTTGGAAATACTCCGGTGAAGAAACTTTATATTCCAAACTACCATTTGCAATCTGCCGCTCCAGTTTTGTAGCAAACATGGTGGCTTCGATGTGCATATCATCGTCGTAATCAGGGTTTCCCACCGGCTTGCCGGTGCGGTCGAACACCACATCGCCGTTATTGTCGCGTTGAACCGCATCAAAATAGCGATTTTCCATCATCCAACCCTTAACTTCGGCTGGGAGTTCTGGAGTTTGCATATTTTGAGGCCGCTGTTGCGGCTGTTGCTGACGAGGCTGTGCTGCCGGGGCAGTCTTTTGAGATTTCTTCCAAGCCTCAACGTCGTCCATTGTTGATTTCGCAGAAGCCAGCCGCTCTGCTGCCTCAGTAATCTTGCTCGGATCGCCGCTTTCGATGGCCGCAGAGTGGAAGCCCCGCGCTTCGCGTAGGTCGGACTCAGCTTTGGCCGCGTAGCTGTGCATCGCTACGTTAGAAGCCTCATTAGCCTTGGCTTCAAACTCAGATGCACGGTTACGTTCACGCTCAAGCTCGGCCTGAAGCTGGTTTGCGTATCCACGGGCCTCATCGCGCTCATGGGTCAGCGTTGCGTAACGCTTCGGGCCACGGCGCTTGAAGGTTTTCTTAGTTTCTTCAGCCTCTTCAGAAGTCTCCGGCGCTTCAGCCCCATCTTCTTCCGTAAGCTCAATCTCTTCATCGTTAAACTCCTCTTCACCGGTCAGGTTCTGAGAAGTTTGCGGTTCGGGTGTGCTGGTTTGACCAGCGCCCTCCGCCGCATACACTCGAATTGGTAAAATGTTCATGTCGCTTGCCTATACTTTGGGTGGGACGTAGACGGACGAAAGATCAGCGGGGTCTTCTACTGTTCCGATGATCTTGTCATCTGGCAGAACACCAATCGCCACACCGCGCCAGTTGGTAAGCCACGTAGAGGCACGCGGGATTGCGACCCAATCGCCTACGCGGCACGTAGGCCCTTCAGCCCATGGAGTGCCAGTGTCGCGGTTTTTGAAGCAGCCTGGGCCGACAGCAACGACAAGCGCACTACAAGATTCAAGAGCGTCCTGCTTCTGCATGATCGGCGCGGTCCAGAGGGTGCGCGTTGACCCATCGGGCATGTTGATGACCGACAGTTCATCCGGCCTGACGTAAATCTTTACGGCGACGTAATACCCCGCCGGACGGAAGCCAAACGTCTTGCCGGTAAGCTCAACGAATTGAGCATCAACGATCTTCTGAGCTTCTTTAGCTTCGTGTTCTTCCACATATGGAAGTGCAGTTACCTTAGCCATAATTAATCCTTGCCTGTTGGGTTGTGTCGGTCCCCGGCTCTTCGGGGTTAATTAGCTTCTTGTACTCTTCCTCTACGACCGACATGAGCATGTTGATCGCATCTATCGTTGCGTTGGTGTCGATTGCGAAGAAGGCGATTTCTTCAGCCGTAGCCGCCGGGACCGCCGCGCCCTCGACAATCATCGGGGCGCGGGGTTTACACCTTCGGAGTGCGTTTATCTTGTCTTCCCGAATGTCCCTTAATCGTGCCGTGACCTTCCTTGCCAGCAGGTCTGCACTCATTACTTACCCTTGCCTTTCTTTACGGCGGTCGGCTTTAGGCGAATGTTTTTTACAGGACGAGACATATCAAACTCCCTTTGAGTTAGTGTGACGTTTTGTAGAGCGGCCAGCGGCACGCTTCATGACTTTGCCGCCCCTCTTCATCGGCGGGGCCATCGGAGGAGCCATCGGGGGAGCCATCGGGGGAGCCATGCCCAAGCCAGCCATGCGTGCTCCCGGCATCGGGGTCGCAGGACGGCGCACTTTCTTCATGGCGTTCATCAGGGCCTTGGCTTCGCCAACGGTGCCCATGACCTTCTTTTTGTCGCCCTTAACCTTGCCGCCTTTTTTCATACCCATATCGTCTGACCGGCCAGGATAGGGATTAATGCCATCCTTAATTTTTTTCTTATCTGCTGGCGTCAACGGTTTGAAAGGCTCAAGCGGAGCAGGTTTTTTTACTTTCTTACCTTCCGCATACCCCTTCACCATCCCGCCACCCATCAGCTTGGACTTCTGGCCGGGGTGCATGAGTTTGTTGTGGCGCGACAGCATAGACTTGTCCTGCTTCTTGTCGGCAGCACCGCCCTTAGCCATAACCTTACCGCCCTTGGCGTAGGCCGTCAGATTACTGACACCCGGCATTGGCTGACGATTATTCTTCATGCCAACATTCGGGTTCTTATTCATTGCCATAATATTTGGCATCATCTTCTGAGCATTGCGGCGCATCGAATCCATTAGAATTTGCTCCTTGTCCCAAAGCTCTTTGGCTGGGCGATTTGTTTCTGCCTGTCTTTTTCATAATTCAACATGGCAATGCGCTCACGAGTCAGGCGGTCCTCGCGGCTAGATTTAAGTTTGAGCGTTTCCGTAAACGCCTTGCTGCTGGTGTTGGCTTGGATTTCTTGCAGCTTGGCCTGGACCTTCGCGGCCTCGACTTTAAGCTGCTCCATAGCAATCTGACCGGGGGTAGGGTCTTCGCCGCCCTGCGGTTTAGCAATCTGCTGCATCGCCTTGGCAACCAGCACGGCAATCTGGTTTTCGATTTCGGGTGGCAACTGCTGGCCTTCTGGCGGAAGCGCCTGACCAAGAAGCTGCTCAACTTGAACCCGCATCTTCGCCGCTTCGTGTTCAGCAATATGCGCCGCGACCGTTACCAACTCCGGCTTCTGCTGCATCAAAACCGTGTGAGCCGCGATATGGGCATCTTGGTCTTGATACGCGCCGACTTTGACCGGCTTGCCGTTCAGCAGGTTCTGGTTTTCAGTCAGCGGGTCAAGCGGCTTGGCTTCCGTCTTGGGAGGCAGCAGAGCCGCAATCCGCTTCTCATCAATGCCCATTTCCACGTACATCTGGCGGTAAGCCTGATATTGGTCGTGGAGCGCAGGGGCTTGAGTGGCGAACCGAAGCAGGGCTTCGGCGCGCATCATGCGTTGGGCAGAAGACGTAATGTTGGGATCGCTGACGGGGATAACGTCAATTTGATCCGAGAAGTCAGCCCTCATCACCATGTTGGGGCCACCGGCCACCGGCCAGGGGTAAGGCTCTTCCGGCAAGAACTGGCCAAACAGGGCCGCGATTAGTTTAAATTCGCGCCGGTACGCGCGGTGGGCGGCTTTGATGGTAGCAGACTGCACCCGGTTGGCAGCTTCCATAAGAGCTACGGTAGTGCCAACCGGGGCGTCCTGACGGCCTTCACCGACCGCAACTTCAGTCATGCCGCCGAGGCGCATCCCGTTTTCGCGGGTGGCCTTCCAAAGCTCCATGGACACAGGCGACGGCCCTTTGTAGGGCATGGTCATAATGGCCTGCTGAATAGGCATCCCGCCGGTATCAAGTTCGCGGAACTCGCAGGGACCGATCATGACGTTGTTATCGTCACCCCTCATCCCCTTCACTTTTAAGCCCCCTGGGAACATCTCCAGGGTGGCGGCGTCAATCATCTGCCTTTGCAGAGAAGTCGCGCCCTTGGCCGTATTACCCAAGATATGGGCATAGCCAATGCCATAGAACCCAAGGCCAGGGACAAACTTGAAATGCGTAAAGTACTGAATCTTGGAGTAGGTCTGGTCTTCTTCTTTCCAGTTCCGGCGGATCGACAGAACCTTTTTAGAACCAGTCTCAACTGTAACGATATAGGGCAAAGGCAGGCCGGTTTCGGTCGGCTCTTCTTCGTCCTCGCCCTCGGCTTCTTTATGCTCAAAGCCAACCAAGTCTAGGTCGATGTGACACTCATAGACTTCGTAAGGCGCTTCATCGGAATCGGTCGGCTTGGTCAGCCCCTGGGTATAGGTAGACTTGTCATCCAGGGGCGAGTTTTTATCGTCCAGATAATCAGGTTCTTTTAGCTCCACATCGCGGTAGAAGCCGCTGATTTGGCGCATCTTCATGTCCTTGGGGGACATATTGATGATGTGCGTGGCGCGAGGGCATGTGTCCAAGTCGTCGGTGCTGAACGAAACAACGAAGTCCTGGGGCAGAATAAACGGGCTAACGACCCGGTTTAGAATCGGGTCTTGGTAGGTCTTTTTGAAAGTGCAGCCAACCAGGGGGAGCCAGAACAGCATTTGATCGTTCTGCTCTACCCACTCAGGCGCACCCTCCATCAGGTAGTAGTTCATGAACTCTTTAACGCGGGAAGCCTGGGCCTCCGTTTCCGGCGTCGGCTGGCCAATGATCTGGGTCTTAACGGGGCCACTAGCGGGCATCAATTCGGCGCTAGCAGTCGCGTGCCAACGGATTACCGCTTCCAATAGGATGGGGTCAAATACACCAGCCGCGCCGCTGAATGGTATAGACCGATCTTCAATCTTCAGGCCGAGATACGTCAGGCCCTGCGACAGCATACTCTCCCAATCAGAGCGAGATTTGCGGTCTTCATCGACGTAATCAAGAATATCATTGGCTAGAGATTGAAGGTCACTTTCCTCCATATACTCAGCCAGATTATCGTCATGCTCAATCGGCTCTTCTTCTTCGTCTTCAGGCGCGAAGTCGATAGTCTCGCCGCCGTCTTCATCGGGAGTAATCGACGCGCCATCGGCAAACGTAAGATCGTCTTGAGGAACGGCCACATCTTCGCCACCGGAATCTCCGCCGGTAACATCATTCAAACCAAGCACAGAAGCAGTCGCTCGATCTATGGCCATGCAGACTTGCCTAAAAATATAAAGATAAGGGACATTCTACCCATAAAGTGCCCCATTTGCACGTTCCGTTACTCTGAACGGTACTTCTTCCATAGCATCAAGGCTGTTTTTAATCCAGCCGCTGGTCTTCATCCGAATAATAGCTTGGCTGGTAGCGTCGGCATCGTCTCGGGAATCTGAAGCCGGGAACGACATTAGGGAGTTTACGTATTCTTCAGCCCACCGCCTCGGGAGTGTGTAATTCGGTGGCTGGCCAGGGACGTAGAATCGCCCATTCTCAAAGATGTCGGTTGTCAGCAAAAGGCGGGCGTTCTTATCGCCATACTTGTTTGGGTTAAACCGTGTCGCGGAGATACCGGCGCGGTTTAAGTCGGCAATCAAAGGCTCACCCGTGGCCTTGGCTTCAATCAGGATCATATCCGGCGGCTTGCTATTATTGCCCATCATCGGCACCTCCCGGTTGTCGTCCAAATAATGGGTGGCCAGCCGTTGGGCCATCTTACGCAGGTCGGGGTAGTCCACCCGCCCGCGCCAGCGGGACAGCAGAATGATCGACGGTAAATCTGTCTTGTCTTCAGTGAAGATGCCAAACGTCAGGCAAACCGAGTAGGCGCTTTTGTTCTTGGACGTAATGGCCGTGTCCCAGCTTTGAAGAATAAACTCGCACTTAGGCGGTTCGCGCTGGTTCCAAATCTTGATCCATTCACGCTTGATGACGTTGCCAGACTCAAGAACCGGGCTTTGCTGATACAGGCTTTCCCATTGCCGCGCGGTCATCGAAGGCTGTGCCCGCCTACGGGCCAGGGCGATCTCGCTTTCCCACTCCGGCCACAGGGCTTCCCCAGGCTTACGGCCTAGCGGGTCATTCTCCTTGGCCAGCGCAGGGAGAACAACCTTGTCCCATTTGTCGCCGCCCTTCTGCTTCTCAGCAGCCATAACCCGGCCAATGATGTCATCGAGGTGCCAGCGCGTTCCGATAATCACCATCACGCCGCTGGGCTTCAAACGGGTCGATAAGTCAGACCCCCACCAGTCCCACATATTGTCTCGGACAAGTTGCGATTCGGCATCATCAATGCCTTTGAGCAAATCGTCGCAGATCACCATATCCGCGCGGCGTCCTGTAACCGTGCCGCCCACGCCCGTAGCGTAGTACGAGCCGCCTTGCTTCAAGTCCCACCGGCCAGCAGAACGGCTGTCGTCTGACACCTCGATCTCTGGGAACAGCATCTTGTATTCATCCGACAACATGACGTTGCGGACCTTACGGCCCCACTGTTCCGCGAACGATTCAGTATGGCTGACCGTGATGATGTTGTGCGTCGGGTTCTTCGATAAATAGAACGCCGGGAAATAAAGCGAGGATACCGTGCTTTTACCGTGGCCGGGTGGAAAGCACACCAACAGCCGGTCGCCCTTGCGGGTCATCTTGTCTTGCAGCTTATTGCATAGAAACTCCATATGACGCGGCGGTGGCTTGCCGTGCATGTACGTCATGAAGTCTGAGAAGTTTTCCCGAGCGTGGCGGCGGCGTATTACTTCCGCAGCCGCTTGGTCAAGCGTTGGTTCTAAAGCAGACAATTAATTTACTATCTATAGCCGGACGTTTTTCTAGCAATCTTCGGAGGCTGCGCTACAAACTGCTTACCTTCAGCCTTACCCTTTCGTTTGGCCCGTGTCGTTGCGGCGTACTCTTGCGGAGACAACGCTTTAATCGCTGCCTTCGGCAAATAACGCTCACCCGTGTCCGACGACCGCTTGCCGGACTTGGTAGACCAATCTTGCTTAGTCCAATTCTTGAGAGACAGTTGTGGTTTTTTCATAGCTAGTCTTTATATCCCCCGCCCTTAGCTTTATACGACTTAGCAAGAAGCTGTGCTTTTCTCGCGCTCCACTGCCCTGCCCCTGTGCCCTGAACGGCACGCGCTTTGATGCTGTTGAATAACTGCTTACGCACACCGGGCTTGGTGTAGTTACCCGCAGCGTTTACTTTTGATTTTGCTGCCATAATGAATTTTCCTAACCGTTGGCTCTTGAGGGGCCGCCAATCTGGCCTAACCCAATCGGGGTTACGTCAATCATCTTCAGGTCTTCTTGCTTTGACTTCAAAGCAATCAGCCGCATCAACTGTTCATCAGTCATACGGGTCACATCCATCTTATGCGTGACCTGCACATTTTCCTGCAATACGCCCATAAGCTGCGCCTGTAGCTTCTTAGCCGCAATCGCTGGCGTGTAGTCCTTATCAAACATTGCTGATCTATGGATTTCATTCAGATCAGAAATGATGCTCTCTCGCGTGATGTCTACAGACGCGGGTTTGCTGGCCTTGGATTCCTTGGCAAGTTTAATGGCTTCCTGAATATCGCAGCGATCCAACAGGTACTCTGCTACCGTGCGGTCATCGTATCCATTAATGATAAAGCCAGCGCGTTTACACGCATCCAGGCCGTCGCCGGTCTGCAAGTAGACTTTCACAAACATGGCGTCTCGTTCAACGTCAGGCGGAATCGTTAGCATCTTGTTGTCCTAAAGAGGTGCGACCGAGAGGCAGCGCGGACGGGACCATGACAACTTCTCGGTCGCTTCGGTGCGGGGGCACACCAAATTATGTCGTTCCAGAGCAAACGTAATTATTGTTTTTCCAAGATACGATCATTGCAATCCGGCGTGCATGAGCTTTGCAGACGTTCCATTCTGCAACCGGGTCATTGTCTTCGTCTTCGCCAAACAAAAGATCGTAATTAGGATAAAACTCAAGACAGCAGACAACGCCGCCATACTTGTTGTAGCCGACAAGAACGCCGTCTGGAATTGCATCGTTAATATAAATTTTTGGGAGCGAGAGCATTTTTAACTTTTTCTTTTTCAGCAGCTAAAAAACGTCTGATCGCAAGCTCAACGATTGATTTTTTGTTGACACAAGCATTATCACAAAATTTGTCCAATTCGTCAATTAAGTCCACGGGCACCCTGGCGTTTAACTGGTTGAGCCTATCTTGTGCCATCGCGCCAATCTTTAATCACGGCGGCAATAACCTTCGCCGCCCCACCACAATAGATCGGTGTCCACGGGTCATCATGCGTGATGGCCTGACCAATGCAGTCCATTGACGAATAGACAGACGAAGCCATTGGCCTGCCCTTCTGACGGTTGCCAAGGTTAATCGACGGCACGCCCACCCACGGCGCTTCTATGACACCAGCCGAAGAGTTACCGACAACCAAAGCAACATGCTGCATACGCTCGATGTATTCACGGTGGTTCATGGTGGTAACGATTTGAGCAAACGAGCGAGAACCACAAAAATTCTCGATTAACTCTTTAATCTGGTCCGAGCCTGGGTCGTTGTTCACACCACAGAAAGTAATATCGCACCCGCTTCTGTAGTGTTGAGCTAACGCCTGTAGCATCTGTCTGCATTGGGCCACGCCGTAGTCGGGCAGGCGAGTCTCGGGGTGATACGTAACCAGTATCTCGTTCCTGTCGCGCCTTGCGCTGTTGCCCTTAATACCGTCCAGGCCGGGGGCACCGCTGATTGTAATGGTGGATGGATCGATACCCATGCTTGCCAGTTTTACGGCAAAGTTATCTGTAGCCACAAAATGAAGCGTTGCCATATGACTGATGCTGTGACGCAGGGCGTCATCAAACGCGCCCGCTGTCGTTTCCCCGCCGTGGAGGTGGGCAATGGGTATACCCGAGAACATAGCCGCCATCGCAGCAGCAAGCGTTTCATATCTATCCCCCAGTAGAACGACCAGTTTTGTGTCTTGAGCTTTGAACATAACGGTGAAGAAAGTAACCGCCTGCGCCACCGCGACGGCTGGTGACATGCCATCGGAGTTAAAGCGCGTCACCGAGCATCCAGGCAGGGCCTTGATTACGGACTCCAGAGGGCCGTCTTCGGCGCGTGAATTGCTGACAACCGTTACACCGTTAAAGGGCACTGTAGCCTCCATCGACCATCAGTACTTGGCCGGTAATGTACCGAGCCGCGTCGCTGCACAGGAACAGCACCGGGCCTACGATGTCGTCCTCGGTTGCCATCCTACGTAACGGTACTCTGGCTTCGTATCGCTCCCTAAATTTATCCGAATGGTCCCTAAAAATTCCTCCAGGGCAAACCGCGTTACTGCGGACAGGCGCGAGATTGGTCGCCTGCCAGCGTGTGAGCGCGATGAGCGCGCCTTTAGAGGCGGCATACCACGCGGGCGTTTTTTCAACTTCGGTGCCTTCGTAGAGCTTCGGGTCATTGCCTAATACTCCGTAGATGCTACCAATGTTGACGATGCAGGAGGTGGCCTTTTCAGCCAGCCAGTGGTGTGGTCGCCAATCGCGGCACTTTGCATTGGCTATAAAAATGTCAGTCCCTACTGGAAATTCGTAGCCTTCGGGATCGTCCAAATCAATTTCGAACTCCGCTCCCGTATCCGGCAAATCCACACCAACCACCACATCCCCCTGCGCTTCAAACGCAGCGCGGAGTGCGCGCCCGAGATGTCCTTCCGAGCCGGTGATGAGTACCCTACGCGCCATTGGAAACCCTCCAGATGCCGTCCATACCAGACGGCGTTACGACTTCCGTTTCGTAGAACAACTCTTCAGTCAGCCGCTCACCGGGACGCAGACCCGTGACTTCAATCTTAATCTCATCACCCGGCATCTTGCCCGACAGACGGATCATGTCCCGCGCGAGGTCCATGATCTTGACCGGCTGGCCCATATCGAGAATGTACGTCGCCGGTTCGCCCGTCGCGGCTTGAAGCACCAACTCAACGGCCTCATCAATCGACATGAAGTACCGCTCCATGTCTTTGTGCGTTACCGTAAGCGGCCCGCCTTTAATAAGCTGACGCTTAAATAAAGGTACGACCGAGCCGGAAGAACCCAGGACGTTCCCGAAGCGCACAACCGTGCGCCCCGATTCACGGCAAATCACTTCCGCCCTGCGCTTGGTCTTGCCCATGAAGCTGGTGGGATTAACCGCCTTGTCCGTCGATATGAGAACGAACTTACTGACGCGGCATCCTCCGCACGCCTCAATCAAGTTCTTCGTGCCGTGGATGTTGGTCTTGATCGCCTCGCCCTGGTTGGCTTCGACAAGCGGAACGTGCTTCATGGCAGCGGCGTGGAACACGACCTGCTTCTCTTTGCTGCCCATGAAAAAATTCACGGCCTCAATATCCCTGACATCGGCGTAGATCGCCGTGGCGTCTGGAATCTGTTCAGAGATTGAATACAAATTGTATTCGCAGTTATCTACCAACACCAACTCCCACGGCTTGTATTGGTTGATCTGCCGCGCCAATTCAGAGCCGATTGAGCCACCCGCGCCGGTGATGACCACGCGCTTGCCGTCCAGCATCTCGCTTACAGCGGTACGGTCCCTGACGATGGAGCGGCGCTGAAGCAAATCATTTGAATCAATCGGGCGGTTCATATCGCGCGTATCTCCGCCACCATCTGCTTCAACTCATCCGGCTCGATGCTGCAAATCTGGTCAGGTCCAGCCAACGTGCGATCCAGCGTGAAGTGCTTCTCAATCACTTTCGCGCCCGTAGCAGCCGCAAGAACAGACGCAGCAATGCCCTGCGTGTGGTCGGAGAAGCCAACGGTTTTGAAGAAGTCAGCAAGTTTCACAAGTTTGCGAAAATCAATTTTGTGAAGCGGCGTGGGGTATTGAGAGACACAATACAGCGCCGTGTCGATGTAAGCGGCAGAAGAGATAAACTCATGTTCGCTTGTCATGCCATTGCTGAGAATAAGCGGAAGCCCGGTGGCCCTCGCGTGCTTGACGAACGCCCTGTCCTTAGCTCTGCCGGAAGAAATCTTCAGCCGCTTCACTCCAAGCTCAACGAGGAAATCGACCCATTCGTTGCTGAAGGGCGTGGACATAAATTCAATGCCGAGCTTGTCGGCCTTCGCCTTCAGCTTCCAGTGATCGTCCTTGGAAAGCTGCACGTTTCTCAGAAACGTGGTCAGCTTCTCGTCGTAGCCCAAGTTGTCAGCCGTGAAGGACTGAAACTTAACAATGTCCGCGCCCGCGTCCGCAGCCGCTTCAATCATCTTCAGGGCGCGGTCTAACGAGCCGAGGTGGTTGATACCGGCTTCCGCAATAACGACTACCAATGCACGTACTCCTTATCGTAAGCGTATTCGGCCATCTCAAGGTCAAACATCGAGTCAATCTCGATGCTGTGCCAGCGGTCCATCAACAAGCCGTAGTTGCGCGCGCCGCCGTAGATGCTGCCGGTCTTCTTGAACATTGCGGTGTCGAACACATACAGAGCGCCGTTCATTGTCCATTCTTGCCGTAGGTCTTGGCGGCGCAGGTTACGGCCAACGCGGTCCATCTTCACAATGATGGGCGTGACGAAATCATCGTCGGGTTGTTCCGCAACAAAAGTCGTGTGCGGCTCGACATGCTTCATGCCGACAATCAAATGCGCGTTCTTGGCTTGCTTCATTGTCAGCGCCGTCACCAGATGATCCGGCGTTGTAAACGGCGCGCTCGGCTCCAGCAGCACAACCGTATCATGTTGCGTATCGAGCGATGCCAGCGCGTGTTTAATCACATCTGCGCTCGACGCCGTATCGGTCGCCAATTCCGCAGGCCGCGTAAAAGGCACCTCGACTTGGTTGATTCTGGCTTCCATCTTAATGATTGGGCAATCGGTAGAAATCACCAGCCGGTCTTCATCGGAGATGACTTGCTTGGCGGCGTGAGCCTTCCAGGCAATCAGCGAGTGCCCGCCGATCTTCCGCAGGTTTTTACCCGGCACGCCCTTAGAACCACCACGGGCCGTGATGAGATACAGGACGCTCATTTCTTGACCTTATCGCGATCTAGCTTCTCAACGCACGCTTCGTTGATAAACCGGCTGCGTTCGTACTTCGTGGCAACATTATCAATACGCTTGAGCAACTCAGACGTAATCGTGATGTTAATTCGCAGCTTCTTTACGTGCTTAAGCATGTTTCACCTTAAATATGTCGTGGATCACAGACCGCTTGGTTGGCTTCCATGAGCAAACAGAGCGCGTCTTGTGATCCGACTTCTTCTGCTTTTCCAAGAACGGGAACACCACCGAGTTGTCCGGTATCTCCATGTTCTGCACGACCGTGTTTGCGGTGATGAATACGTTGTTGCCAATCCGCGTATTGCCTAGCACCTTCGCGCCGGGGAACAGCACAACGCCCCTGCCGAGTACAGGCTGGTTGCCGTCGATGTCAGAGCCAACACCCACGTTCTGATAGACGCATAGATAGTCCCCATACGTGGCGCGGCCCAACACCGTGCCAACGGGATGCACCAACATCACATGCTTGGGCAGCACGACTTCGTAATAAAGCTCACAGGCATGTTCGGTGCGAACGCGCTGGTAATACTTCTCGGCCATCTTCAGATCGTTGTCCTTCCACATATTGTGGGCGACACGATAAAGCTGAAGGCATTGGTCATCTAACCGCATACGGACTCCACGGCCATCAGGACGGTTTCCACTTCGACGTCAGTCATCGTCGGGTACACCGGCAGAGACAGCGTGCGCGTGCCAAGATCATCAGCTACGGGACACGCATGTGCGCGGCTTTGGAAGACGGCTTCACGGCCAATATTCGGGCAACCACCCAGCCGTGCCGCAACGCCCATGTTCTGCAACGTAAGCATCTTGCGGTCGCGTTCTTCGACGTAGGCTACATACATATACCGGCCATGGTTGATGTAGGTGGGCATCGGATCGCCGCCGAGAATGGCGTCATACGCGGCGGCAATCTGATTGCGCCGGTTGACCCAGCCATCGAGCTTCTTCAGTTGAATACGGCCAATGGCAGACTGCATCTCGGTCATACGAAGATTGGTGCCGAAGGTTTCGACCGTCCATTGGAACTGGGTCATGTCCTTAGAGCCAACCATCTGATAACGGCCATGGTCGCGCCGCGCGCCCATACGGCGGTGCGCGTCATCGTCGTTGGTAATCACCATGCCGCCCTCACCGCCGAGCGACATGGTTTTGCCGACGCAGAACGAGAAGCACCCTGCATCACCAAACGTGCCAACGTGCTGCCCGTTAATCCGCGCGCCGTGGGCATGGGCGCAGTCTTCAACCACAACGATGCCGTGCTTCTTGGCCCATTTCATAATCGAGTCCATATCGCACGGCAGACCGGCGTAATGGACAACGATCACCGCACCTGTTCTATACGTGCGCCGCGCTTCCAGCGTCTCAACGGTCACGTTGAGCGTGGCGTCGATGTCGGCAAGAATAGGCTTGCAGCCCAGCGTTCTGACCGCACTGGCCGTCGCCATGAACGTGCGGCAGGGCACAATCACTTCCGCGCCGGGGGGTAGCTCAAGCCCGTGCAGAGCAAGCTCAAGGGCCGTCGTGCCGTTGGTCACGGCAAGGGCGTGCTTCGCTCCGGTGTATTGGGCGAACTCGGATTCAAACGCTTGCCCGTTTGGACCCGACCAATAGTTCGTCTTACCGGAGCGAAGCACATCAGCCACGGCGCTGATTTCGTCTTCCGAATGATACGGCCATAGGGTCATTTCACTTCCTTCACATACAGCTCGCCGCAGAACGGGCAACCACGGGCCGCGCTACCAACCCACTCGCGCCCGCAGCCAATGCCCCACCGGACATTCTCAGGGTGTTCGCGCAGACATAGGAACTTGGCGGGGGTCATGTACCAATTCTCCACTCCGGCGCGCACCAATCAGACTCCCAATCTAGTGGTTCTGAAAGAGCCAGAATTTGCTGGTACTCGTCAAAATACGACGAGGCGATGCAATCATCATTAATGTATACGGCGTTTTCAAAAGACTGCGTGCCGTTGTAAGTGAAGTTAAAAGAGCCGGTCCAAACCGCATATGGCATGGGCCGACCCGGCCTGCCGCAGTCTTCACCATCATAGTAATCCTCTTCGCGGGGCGGGCCTTCTTTTGTAAAGACCAAAAACTTATGGTGCATCCGTGGGCTGGCGGGTTTTCTTTCTCTGTTGTAGTAGCCAACACATCTGACGCCCTCAATCGTTGGGTCGCCACTTATAGACAAACCGGGGCCAGGAAGGTCGTGTCTACAGTATTTTGTTTGGATCGAATTGTATTGGGTTCTCAATTTTTCTTTCCAATTTAAATTTCTTTCCGCATCTAAATCCGGCCTCCACAAATCTTCCTTCTGCACAACTATAGAAGTGCTTTTCTTTAAAAGGGCCTGAAGAATTCTTTCGCTCGTAAGCCACGCCACGCAACCAAACACAGAGTCCGCTTCTCTAATGCGTTTGATGAGATGCTCTTCCAGGTTTTTAAAATAAACCTCTACTTGATAATTTACTGAAGAGTAATCCTGTTGAACGCGACCACATTCATCGTCTTCAATCAATATTGAATTGAGATTTTCAAACGCCATCACACATTCCTTATTCGCAGGACCAAACTTCTGTCTGTGTTAACAAGTTCGTCGGAGCGCCGCTGTCTACGGTGAATGACTTGTCCTCAAACAGCGTGCGGTTCGTCGGCTGAATTGTCAGGCGTCCATTGTCCAACTCGATGAAGTTGAACTCTTTGCCTTGCTCGGGAGTCCGCGTAAACCCGTCGTCAATGAACGCAGCGGTGAACAGATAGATGCCGTTGTGGTGTTTCGTCTTAACCCGCATCTCACGCAAGTATGCGTACTCATGCAGTTGGAATTTATCGGCGTAGCAGTCCCATAACTGCGCGTCTTGGATTGTCCAGAGTGCTGGCTCTTTGCAGAACGCAATCGCATGGGGCGGGAGGCTACGGTAAACCGCGCCGCACTCCAGCATCACGTTCAGACCCCAGGCCCTGCCGTATTGGCTGACGAGGCCGAACCATACGGCTGGCTCAAAGCCCGACCCGCCGGTACGAATGAAGCTGGAGTCAACCCAGACGTATTTGTGGAAGGGGAGGGAGGCGATCATACGTTCCTCAAATTGAGGGTGGGCCGAAGCCCACCCCCGACATATTACTTTTTGAAATTACTGACTGCTGTATCGGATAAAGCGAGTAATGCGTTCGCCGCGTTTAAAGCGGCTTGAGAGTAGTGCATCGCTTCTCCAGCAGTTTTAGCTTCTGAGGCTTTCTTAATTAGACTCTCGATCAGTTTATCCATTGGGTTCTAGCTCCAACAAAAGCCGACGCTTAAATCCTGGCGTGTCGGCGTAGGCCAGCATCACACATCCCTCAAACGCGGAGACTCTACACAAAACCGAAAAACTCTTGGAAGGCCATAAATGTTTGTGCCGTCTATAACCGCGCTTTGACACGCCGCAAGCGATTCGTATGGCACTGGCATAACCGTTGAGAACCCGCTTATAAATAAAACCATATACCAAACCATCACACATCCCTCACGTTGCAGCCCTCGGATACGAGCCAAGAGCGTAGTTTAATCGGTGACTTATCGCTGAAGATAAACATGGTGGAGATGGCGACACCATCGGCACCCGCATCGAAAGCCTGCTTAACGTGATCGAGCTTGCCGCAGCCACCGGCAATCACAACCGGCACCGACCACTGGTGCTTCAAGACTTCCAGATCAAACCCCGTGCCCATGCCGTCTCTGTCGATGTCAGTCAGCATAACTTCCCCTGCGTAGTCAGGTACACTCTCTACACACTTCGTGTGATAGTCAATAGGGTAGGCCACAGCTTGCTGGCCATATTTGTTGGCGACGGCCTCGCCCAACACGGGGTCTTTAATCACGACACGATCCGTGCCGCAGTCTTTAATCAGTTCGTCCACTTGTTCCATCGTATGGAGCGAGCCGCCGACCGTGACGGGGGTGAAGACTTTGCGTGTCATCTCACGCACCAACGCCGGATCAATCACGCCGATGGAACAGATGTAGAACTCATCGACACATTGGTCCTCTAATGTCGATGCCGTAGACACAGGGTTCCCAGCCAGACGGCAGGACTGCGTGAACTGTTTGTACTTCACCAGCCTGCCGTCTTCGATCAGTAGTTTCGCAATGATACGTTTAGCCAGCACTACGGCGTAGGCCCGCCAACAGGATCACTCGCACCCACGGGGGATTGCGTCATCACTTCAGTACCAGCAGCAACCGCAACGCCCGTTGGGCTTTCGTTCATCGGGCCATAGCAATCAGCCAGTTTGGCTCCGTTGATCTTCTTGGATTGCACAGTGCAGGGAAACGAAAACATATTGCTCATGCCGCCACCAGCCGCAGTGGTCGTTGTGAACTTACGAAACACCGCCGGGGTATTGGCCCAAGTCGGCGCTTGCGGGTAGCTGTCACGGGGTTGGAACAGGCTCCAGACTTTACCGGGACCGGGCTTGGCGCATGAGCCACCCGTCAGGTCCATGTCTGCAAACGCAGGGCCGCGCAGTACGGGACATACAGCAACGCCCAGCGGGAAGACCTTGCCGTTGACGGTGATGGTCTGGCCGGGGACGGGCGTTGTAGGTGAGGCCGCGCACAGAGCGAACTCGCCTGTGCAGACTTGAATTGTCAAAGCATGGGCGGGAGCCGTAAGCGTTAGCACCGCAGCAATCAGTAGCTTCTTCATATCCATTCCTTCATGTCATGCAGTTCTTTGCCAGTCACAATGGCTGACCCGTCAAATTCCCACGGATCAATCACATGCGACAGCGCAATCTCGTAGAAGTCCTCACGCGTGATGCCAATGGTCTGTAGGAACCAGCCAAGGGACGCAGGCTCTTTGCCATCGTAAGCGTTTGCGAGTTGTTGGCCGGTAATGCGGTCCATACGCCCGTGCCGTATCTCGATGTTGGCCAGATGGTTGGTCCGCCCAAAGCCGCGCTTGATGTACTTCAACCAATCGCGCACGCCTTGGAACTGGCACTCAATCTTTTCGTAATCAAACTGCGGAGGGATGCCCTCTACCTCATCGCCCTCCCAGCCGAGGTGGTCCTTAATCAGGGCGACTTGGCGCTGCGTGTCCCAACGCACGTAATCACCGAGACAGATGCTCTTGACGTTGAGTTTGTCCAACTCGGCCTTCGGCGGATACGTGTGCCAATGCAAATCGCGCCGGTCGAGGCTGGGGTTGGCGTCTTTGATGAACTCCCACATATCGTCAGCCGTCATGCCGAGATTCATGGCGCGGTTAAAACGCACCTCATCGACATTCTCTTTCTCAGTGGGGTCGAGCCAGGACTGGTACTCTTTGAGGCTCTCGCCCCAGAAGATCAGCGGCGTGTCAAACTTGAGCGCCATGTGCATCGGAAACGAGTAGACTCCCGTGTGACAATGCCAGCAGCTATCACCCTTGCGAGTGAGCGCCTCTAGCATCGTCGCCTTAACGACATTCCAGTTGGGTTTGAAGTCCAAGACCTCAACTCCGAGTGCTTTAAACGTGCGCGCATTGTTCTTCTCCAACTGCGGGCGATTGCCCCAATGGTTATACCGCACCACCAGCGGGCGCAGACGTAGCTGCGTCACGACATACCAAAGCTGGTACGTCGAGTCCTTGCCGCCGCTGAAGGGCACAATGCAGTCGTACTGGCCGTTGCGGGCGCGGGCCTGGGTAATGATGGAGTGCAACTCCATCTTCCGTTCATTCCAGTCCACCGCCGTCAGCTTATGGTCTACTTGCACGCAGACGGAACACGCGCCAGCCGCGTTGAATGAAATGGTGTCTGCGGTTTCGGTGTTGAGACAGCGAGTGCAGGATTTCATTTCGGCTCCAGCTTCCGCATGGCGCGGTATACGTCACACGCGACATCACCATTGGCAGTCGAGAAGTGAAACCTACGTTCCACCACCAGACTGCCAGCCTGTTCCATCTCATCCGTCACCACAATCTCCGGCTCGGACGGCGGATTGAGCGCGGCGTCGAGCATGGCCTCCACCGTAGATTTAAACAGCAGCGCATTGGGCACCGCGTCATATGCGCGCTGTACCATGTCGGGGGTGATTTCGAACTTGTAATTCATTTCTTCTGCTCCTTCTTCCGCTTTGCCAGAAACTCCGCGATCTTCTTGTCACGGTCCGGGTCGGGTGGGAAAGTGCGGGGCTTGGGGCGCGGGCCGTGGAGGAACTTGACGCCACCCGGCGGGCCGTTGTTAGTCGCGCTGTGGGGTGGTTTGGTGACAACAATCTTTTTGCGTTTACGCATATCTACTTCACCTTCGTAACGCGCATCTCGTATTCTTTCCACGGCTGGGGTTCTTCCCGGCCTAGCGCGTCCCGTACATCGTCCATCGTGCGGGCTTCGATGTACTGACCGCCAGCCTTGGCGAAGTCGTTCAGCCAGTCTAGCTGATCGTGTGACAGCGGGTTCTTGCTGCGTGTGAACTCCGTCTCAATGGCAAACGCCTGCCCGTAGTACATCCAGCCGGTGTAGGTAAATGGGTGGTAGCTCTCGGCACCGCGCACCTCCGTCTCCTTAACGCGCCGGAGTTGGATACCGCGAATCGCGGGTGCGCCCTTGTGGTCGCTGATGGACTCATCCAGCCAGATGTCCCTCCGGCCACGCATGAAACGGATTACGTGTGGGTGCAGCTTATCTTGCGCCATGTGGTCCTCGCGTTGTGATTACACACTCGTTGCATACGGAGTGTGTAGAGGCAAGGGGAAAAATTGGGGCAAAAAAATTTTGTAGGGGAAAATTGGGAATGGGGGTGAGTGGGTTACCATTACAGCACCGGCACCGGCGCTGCCGTCATTCCGCCTCCGTGGGGGTATGGTTTCGCCTCGCTACAGTTTCGGCCTCAAACCACACGCAACACGCGCACGCGACCCCCATCATTGCACGCATTACCTAGAACCGCTTTTAAGGCCCAACAGATGGCCGTCAATCTGTCAGCTACCCTAGTGCCATGACATGCTGACATTCGATTCGTTCTAGTATTGTTCTGCTAACATTGCAAAGCTGTCATGTTGTCACGTTCCCCTTGCGCCGTGTAAACATCGATGACACATTGACACTGTAAACAACGAAGGGAACACCGCACCATGAAACCGAACCGCATCGAAGCCGCACTCGAAACCATGATTGCCCTCATTGAAAGCGGCAAGGAATACCCCGACGCTCATTTCCGCGCAGGGGAAAAGCACGCCCTCGTCGGGCGTCAATACACTCTCTTGACGGAAGCCTACGACGCTTGGTGTATCCAAGCTGACACCGCCGAGAACCCGTCCTTGAACCCCGAATACGGAAGATAGAACCAATGAACCACCCCACTCGCGAAACATACCTGCAAGCTGCAACAGTCCACCTTGCGCCGCTCTTTACCGCGCAAGGATTCCCACTTCCCCCCGTGCGCGCAAGTGTCGGCATCCCCGCCGGTGGCAAAGGAGGCAAGCTCAAGAGGATCGGTGAGTGCTGGGATAAGCGCGCCAGCGCAGATGAGACTACCGAAATCTTTATCTGCCCTAGCCAAAGCGAACCCGTGCAAGTGTTGGCCATCTTGTTACACGAACTGATCCATGCTGCGGTTGGTTTGGAGTGCGGACACAAGGGAGCGTTTAAACGTGTCGCGCTTGCCTTGGGTCTCGAAGGCAAGATGACGGCAACCTACCCCGGCCCGCAGCTTGCCAGTGACTTGGCCATCCTGGCCAAAAACCTGGGCGACTATCCCCACGCGGCGCTCAATACCGCTTTGAGCGGGCGCAAGAAACAAGGGACCCGCATGATAAAGCTAGTTTGCGACGACTGTGGATGGTCCTGCCGTACTGCACAAAAAAACGTGGATGCTGGTTGCCCAACGTGCCATTGCGGGGGTGAGATTAACCCGGCGGAATAATGCTAGCGGGGAGGGCATAGTGCCCTCCCCTTGAACCTTGAAGGAATGAAACAATGACACGCGATGATGTTTTAAAAGCTGCCATTTACACCCAACACCATATCGACCGCGCTAGCGCTGCTGTTAATGCCGCCGCGCGTGAAAAGGCGCAAGCCGACACCGAGTTAAATTTTGCAATGCAAAACAGGGACTGTTTAATTAGAGCGGCTAGCAGGATGAAGGATGAGCCCCTTACCAGCCAAGAGGAGGCCACCATTTCGGAGCTTGTGGAATACTACCTTTTAGACGCTACGGCTTAACCTTGAACCTTGAAGGACTGAAACCATGGCCTGGAATTTTGAAGTCACAGATACATTCGGCGGTGACGCCAACTATAGCTGGGTGCGCCGTGAGCGGTTCGCCCCTAAGCGTGAACTAACCGATCGGGGCGTAGTGCGCGCCTTGAAAGCTTTCGCCGGGTTCACCGGGTATAAGGCGCGCGTTTACAGTCACGGGGATATGATCGAGGTGCGCCCTTATGGCCTGTGTCAGGTAGCGTTCGCTACGTGGGATGATACGCCCGCCGAATAAGCCGACCACCATCCCAGCGGAAAAGCCCGGCCCAGCAAGCCGGGTTTTTTATTGCGCGCCTTGACGCGGTACCAGGATACCGCGCTATAATCCGGCCTCGCGCACGCTCTCCCGGCCAGGATCATGACTGCGCTGCCCCTTACGCCCCTCGACACGCCCCCACGCCCTACGCCCCGCGTATACCGCCCAGCGTATGAGTGCCTAGGCTATTACGTCCTGCACCGCGATCACCACTACGTTGTCAGGGTTGGCGATACCGTAGGAGCCTATCGCGCCGGGCAGATGGCCAGCCTTAACTGGTTGCTTAACGTCTACCCTGACCCGAGCCACTGGACCCGCCTATTCCCTGGAACGAGGGCAAGCCGGTGCGATAGCAAGGCCGCTGCGGCCTGGTTTATCAGAGGTTGCCGCGACCGTGGCGTTTACACGCCCGCACCCTAGCCAAATCGGGCCGCTGGGGCTTACCCCCCTTATCCTGGCTTAATACTCTCTATAAACAATCTATATCTATTGTGCATTTTCAATAGCTTAAGGCCCAAAAATTGGCTTTTTAGCCTTTTTCCCATGCGCGTATAGCAAGGTCGCCGCACACCATCTGGATTGCATACCCCCCCCTAGGGGGCGTCGTAAGGAGCAACACTCTCTCTACTACTACTAATAATAATATTATATAATAAGAAGGTAGTAGGGAGGTATGGACCAACACCCTCATAGCTTTTTTGGAGATACCATGACAAAACATCATGGGTCATTTAACTAGTGAATAAGCCCCCCTCACGGCTTGCCTAACACCTTAGCGTTTGATATTCTACCCCTCCCCTACCCCCGTATATGAAAAGACAAAGCATCATGAAAGAGGAGATTGATCGCCTGACCGCCATCCTGGCCAGCCACCTCGGCATGTCGCCGGAAACGGTCACTCTGCTGGCCCTGGAATCGTACCTTACCAAGCGCAACGGCGCGCACCTTCTCCGAGTTAAGCCCGACGCCCCGCCCAAACTAGCCCGCGTTCCAAGAACCCCCGCGCCACCTAAGCCCCAGCGCATCTTGAACGGCACTTATGAATGGCTCGTCGAGTCGTTCACGCCCATCCCGCGCTCAATTTATCACACCCTAATTGTCGCTCATGAGAACGGCGAGCGTTTCGCCTTTCAGTGCAGCGGGAGCGACTGGGTCCCCCTAATGCACGCCCACGCTACCCCCGGCCCGAACGGCGGATTAGACGGCGGGAGGCTCAAGCTGATCGCATACGGCGGCCGCCCGACTAAATTTTACACTGTTGACGGCTCTTTTCCGCTCGACCCCGTACCGCTGCCCGTCTAACATTACAACCATGTAATTCTATCCACACTATACACACGCCCGCCCGCATGACATATTGCCACCACGAACGCAAACAGACAGAAGGAAACCGAACCCATGCCCAGCCCCGCCCACATCCTAAAAGACGTAAAACACGCCGCCCGCCACAAATACGCTTGGCCCGGAGGCTACCCCCTTTTACTCGTTATGTCTGACGGGGAGGTGCTGTGCACCGATTGCGCCAAATCAGAATTTCCCGCTATTGCCCGCGCCACAATCTCCCGCTCTTGCGATGGGTGGCGGTGCGAGGGTGTGCAAATCCACTGGGAGGGCGCGCCCGAATATTGCGCCCACTGTAACGCTCAAATCGAGTCGGCCTATGGCGACCCGGAAGCCGCCGAAGCCCGCGCCGAACAGGAACGTTTGACGGCGCGTCTTGCTGAACTTGAGCGCAAGATTGAAGGCCGCTGACAGCGCCTCGATGACGGCGCGCACGTGCCCCGGCCTTTATGCTGACCGCCCGCTGCGATGAATGGACTGAGGGCCACCGTATGCCGGAATGGGCGCACCTCGACTCGCATCAGCGCGACTACACCGCCGAAGCCGCCAACTATTAACCGTTTAAACGCACCCCAACCCAGGAGCCCCCCCCACATGCGCTTTTTCGTAACCTATGAAACCATCACCCCCGAATCCGCCGAACATGGCGACAGCGCAGACCACGGTTACGTTATGCCGGGGCAGTGGCGCTATAGCCTGCGAGATGACACCCTGGACCACCCGAACCAGGACTACGCCATGTCCCTGCGTGAGGCCCTCGACCTTGCCAGCCCCGATCAGGACTGTGGCCGGTGGTTTTCTGAAACCTCAGAAGGCCGCTGCAACTATCGCACGGGTGAAGTGGAACAACGCGCCATCCACCCGGCCCGCGACATCACCCCCGCCAGCTATAACCGCCTGAAGCGCCTGTTAGGCGCACGTTAACCCGCACCCCGCACCCCGAACCAAGGAACCCGCACCCATGCGCCTAAAAATCACTCACCCCATCGCAAGTCAATTTGACGCCAACATTGCCAGCGCCGCCATCCTGCAAAAAGCCCTCGATACCGCTAATAAAAAGGCCACCGCGCACACTGCCACCACCACCGACATCCGCGCCCAGGCCCTCGCCGCAGAGGCCCATTTAGCCGAGCTTGGCATCTCCAAAAAAGACCGCGCTGGCGCGCAGCGCATATTTGTGTCTGGCGAGAGCGTCCCCAACGCCTACAAGTGGGCGCGCACCGCGACCCACCTCCGGCTAGAGCGCGGCGCGGCGGACTGGTTTCTCGTCGCCGCCACCGCCACCGAAATTTATCAGTCAGGCGGTTACGAGCAGACGCTACTCACACCCGTCCAGCGCGACATTGCCGTTGCAAAACTCTGCGCTGGCTTTGCCGTCCTCGCCGTTTAAACGCACCCCAACCAAGGAACCCCCAAATGATCCACCCACAGTTCGCCGCCGAAACCGCCGCAGCCCGCTTTGCCGCTTATCCCGCTGACCCTGAGCGCGACCGCATCCTACAAGCCCTCGAATCCTTCGCCCGCCAGCGCCCCGGCCTCGAATATGGCAATTACGGTGACCCTGTAACCTATCGCGCCGAGTCCCGCGCCATTACCCGCGACCTCCACCACGTTTACACGCTGTTGCGCCGCGTTCAGCTTTCCCCGTCCATCACCTCCGCAAACCTCAAGGAAGCCTTTCGCGCGTTTAGCGGGCGGCTATCCTGGGACGGTTCTAAGCTCGACTATTGCACCGGCAGCTATTACCCCACCGAGTTTCGCCGCGCCGTCTGCGCGGTACTGGCCAGCGCCCTTTGGGCCTATTGGCGCGACAATGTGCCCGAAGGGATGCAGCTACCCGTTGACTTCCTCCGCGCCAAAGCGCGCCGCGAATTCGGGCGCGTTATCGCTGGCCGTTGGTTCAACTAACCCGCACCCAAGGAGCCACCCCCATGTCCATCGTGACAACCGCCTACCCCGTCGCGCCCTCCGTGACGGCCCGCCAGAAGATCGAACGCGCCATCGTATCCCGCGCCGTGTCGGCCCTGCTGGCCGCTGGCTACTGGCTGGCCGTGTGCCAGGGCGACGAAGACGAACAACCCGCCAGCAGATACAAGCGCGACATTATGAAGCTGTTGGGCGAGTGCGACGATGACCGCGTCATCGTATACAGCCCCGCCAAGGGCCGCATTGGCTGGCTCTATCTGGTCTACGGAAACGACCAAGGCGAAACAGTAATCACCGACTACACCGTGAACCTCGAACCGCAGCTTGAACCCGTTAACGCCTACGCCGAAACGCTCGTTTAAACGCTTTTAGGAACCCAAAATCATGCACACCCAGCACACACCCGGCCCGTGGAAAATAATTACCTTGGACGGCCACACCTACATCAACCCTCTTCGGCCCGAGGGGGAGTGGGGGCTAATTGCAAAAATTGGAACCTCTGCACACAAAAAAGGAGCCAACGCCGCCCTGATCGCCGCCGCGCCTGATCTACTTGCGGCTCTGATTCGAATAACCGAACTAGCCGACCGACTCGCGCTTACCAGCCCAAGACTAAACCCAGAAGTCGATTACATTATCCCCGCCGCCCGCGCCGCTATCGCCCGCGCCACTGGTGGCGCACCATGACTTACCCCACCTTTAAAACCAAGATTCCCGCCGGAACTTACGTGCTCGGTGACCCCTGCTACAGCCTCGCAGAATTCGCCTCCGACCAATTCTGGGACGGCGGGCGCGTGGATTGGAAATTCTACGACGCGACAATAGAACACGAAGGCCACGGACACCGCGCTATGGCCTTCGGCACGGCCTACGGGGATGGGTGCTTTGAAGACCAGAGCGGCCATAAGTATGGCGTGGACGCGGGCGTTATCGGGCTGGTCCCGGTGGAACTCACAGACCCGGCGAAGCTGGCTCGAACTTCCCAGTGGGTTCAAGTCGTGACGTTTAAACGCGACGTGACCTGCACCCGCACCCCGACCGGCGTGCTTAAATTTGGCCCGTACAAAATCAAGACGAATTGAGGTGACACCATGACCCCCGCCCTCCGCCTCCAGCTATACCTCCGCCTCACCCTATTGCTTGCCATCACCATCGCCGCCGCCATCGCGCACGGTGCGCCATGAAAGATTTAGCCATCCACGCCATCGGCGGAGTAGCCCTGGCCCTCCTGTTCTACGCGCTTTGTCTGATAGCCTGACCGATTGACACCGTGACGCATTGCCGCTAGACCTTGAACCCTTAACCCAAAACGAGGAACCCAATGAAAAAAGTTATCAACCTCTCCGCATCCTGTTTAAACGGCTCATGCTTGCAAGGCCACATTATGGCCGACGTTAGCGACCTGACCGCCATTTTTGGCGACCCGTTCCGCCCGCTGGACGATGGCAAAACAACTACGGAATGGTCACTGTTATTCGTGGACGAGGACACTGGCGAAAGCGTCCCCGCCACGGTTTACGACTGGAAGCGCGCACCGGGTTTTAATGTCGGCGGATACGATGAACGCGCCGTTGAGATGGTGCAGACTTTTTTGCGGGGAATGTAATGAAGCTCACATACAAAACCAATCACTCATTCGACGGCGAGAACGACGTCGAGCTTGAGATCACCTACGAATACACGCCGCCGTCACCCCAACGCGGCCCGACCTACGACTGTGCTGGCGAGCCGCCCGAGTACACCGCGGTCGAGGCGATCTCTTTGCTCGTCGACGGCGTTCCCGCAACTCACGATGAACTCTGCCAACTTGATGAATGTACGCGGCTGTACGAGGAGATGGAAACCCACGGCGCGGATTGCACTGCGGACGAACGCGCTGCTGCTGCCGAATACCGCGCTGAGATGAGAAGGGAGTAATGACAATGACCATAACGACGAACGAAGAACTGCTCGTATGGCTCATCAATGAATACATGCCCCCGCGTGACGCTTCACAAGCATTAGAAGCCCTTGCCCTCCTAGCAGAGAAGCCCGCTCCCACAGTCACTCCCCTGACGCGCCGGGACGATCTGCACAACGTCATCGCTCGGATTATGAAACAGCCCGTTTACAACTCGTCTGAAATTTCCGAAGCGGTTGAACAATATCTCGAACGTCTCTCAGCTTCCCCCACAGCCACGGGGACGTAGGACCATGAAACAAGACCTGCAATCAATCGCCGCACTGTGCTTTGCCATTTTTCTAATCATGGTCACGACGTTGGTTTTCGTCGGCGTGTCTCAATGGCTGGCCGGTGTGGCCTACCGCATGGGCCTCACCAGTGACGCCGCGCAGTGGACGATCTACGCAATGGGGTTGCTCATGTGCATTGGCACTGTGGTCACTGTCGCGGGCCGCATCGTGGACGGTGAGTGGTGGTTCACATGAGCATTGTAACCCAGAGGTTTCTGTACTGTATCAAATGCGCCTACGCCGTTTGGCCGGTGGACGAACTGGGGTACTGCGCTCACCCAAACGCATTGAAGTCAATCACCGCAGAGTGCCGTGACGAGGCTGGCGCGTGCGGACCCGAAGCGAAACTCTATAAGGAAATAAGCCGTGAATAATCAGAAGATGAAACTTACGCCGGAACAAAAGAAATTCTCGGCATGGTGCAAGGCCACCAATTTAACCCGCGAACAAACCGCCGCCGTGTTTGGCTGCGACTTGCGGACAATCTACCGCTATCTGTCCGGCACGACCGAGCCGCACGGTGGTGTTATGCGTCTGCTGGAAGTGTTTACACGCTTCCCCGCCGCGCAAGCCGAGATGATCCAGAAGTATACGGTGTGAACTTATGGCGACAATCTCGCGCCGAAGAACCAAGTGGCTGGCTCAAATCAGAAAGTCTGGGCACGCCCCGATTTATAAAACCTTCAACACAGAAGATGAGGCCGCGTTGTGGGCGTCTGAGATAGAAAAAAACCTAGAAAAATCAGAAGCTGTAGATTTTACTTTGGCTGATCTTATTTTACGCTTTCTACAAACAACTCCGCCAATTAGAAATAAAACAGACGTATTAAAATTTACATTTAAGCAGCCCATCGCGCAAAAACTTATATGTCAAATCTCGTTGCAAAATTTTATTTCATACAGAAAAGAACGACTGAAAACCGTAGGTCCGTCTACTGTAAATCGTGAATTTAATTACTTACGGAATGTTTATAAGGCTGCGCGAATAGACTGGGGCCTAAAGATAGAAAACCCATTAGAATTTGTTAAACAACTTCCAGGCAAGGAAAAAACAAATGCGATCAGATTTGAAATCATGGGCACAGAAAGCCCTCAAGCAATCCAAAGACAGACCAGCGGCAGCGACAACCATTCTTGTCAACGCGGGTAATAAAGACCGCGACTTGCGCGACCTGTTGATGCTCCAAGGCGCTAAACAGGTAATCCGCGATTACTTTGGCGCACAGCGCATATCGGCCATGTCGATGGCAACAGGCCGCGTTAAAGCCAACCTCGATAACCCTGACGTTGCGAACCGTGTTGCTGGCCGCATTGCCAGACAGCAGTTCTGGGACGTTTACACGCTCTATGGCATGACGCCTATTCGTGAAGCCACACGGGAGATGCTGGAAGAAAGTGCGAGAAACCGCGAAGCGCAAGCGGCGGGGGAAATCAGACTTGCTAAGTTCGAGCGCGCCGTGGCGGCTCGGCTCCCCAACGCCAAGGCCAAGGTCAGAGACAACATCTCAATAGCGCAACTAGAAAAAATGGCATCAAAATTTAGGGCGGTAAAACAATGAAAAACGAAATCTTAAAGAAATTTGACCGGACCAACGACGGCTTGCGCGATGCGTTGATGTCAGAAATGGAGGACATCAGGGCTGGTGTTGCAACCCCAGACGAGGCCCACGCCTTCGCTGAACTGGCTGAGAAAGTCATACGGTCTTTCGAGGCCGAAATCATTGTGGAAAAACTGAACGACGACCGTAAGCGCGAACAATACGAACGTAGTGAAAAAGTACGCAAGCGCGAAGTTAAACGCTTACGGCTTGAACGAGAACTGAACCAAATAACTTATATTCAGAGCAACGAAAATGACGCAGCAGCTTGATTTTAAAGTCACCGACAGATTTGGGAGGCAGCACACTTTCACGACTTACGAAGGCGACTTCTCTTCGTTCGTGCGCGAGGGGATGAAGTACAGCCATCACCCGCTAGAAGTAATGTACCTGCTGCATGATGATCCTCAGTTCAAGCACCTGCCACTTGGAAAGCTATGTTCTTTAGTCAAAAAACATGGCGTTGGTAGACAGTGCGGCGTTGGCCAGGGCTGGAACTATTCAATACTCGGCCCAGCGTTTAAAGGCCCGCATCTACACGACCTTGAAGTAAACCCAGGAGAGACGATTTTTAATGTCGCTCACCACGGCGGCCTTAGCTGCATGTGTTGCGATGGTATGGTCTGGGAGGAGCCTGAGATAGGCGGCGATGGTCACATCGTAGACGAATATTCAAAAACTCGTATCAACAGGACACGATTCAGTGAAGTAATGAGCGAACAAAGCAATTTTTCTTATTTGTTTGACAGTTACTGCACCCCGGCCCTCGCACCATTCTGTAAAGAATGTTTGAAGAAGGCCAACTGGGCCGTTGGCGTCCATAAAACAAAACGCAAGCCAGAAAACCGCTACTCGTTTCGTTTTGAAAAGACAGACGCCCTTATCGGCCTTCTGGGGATTTACAAATCTATGCTGCCGCCCAAGGTTAAAAAGGCGCGGCGTCTTTCAGGCGGTAGGTTGTCTTAGGTCTGCCGCCTGTTTCTTTAATCACTTCAATCAAGTCTTCAGAACCCAACAGCGCCTTGAGCGTTGTGTCTCTGTCACGGCCCAGGAACAACGTCCGCTTATACAACGCCGACTTATCAATCGACCCACCAGCCTTACGCACAATCTCAATCACGCGCTTGCTATAGTTTTCGGCGGTGTTGTCGCTAACGTAGCGTTCAACACCGTCAACTAGCTGGTTGATAGACCGATCTACAATGGCGCGAGCGAACTCTACATCGTAAGTGTTGATAATCGGATTCTCGGGATCACACCCAATGGCATGTATCATAGCGACTTTGATTGTTAATTCGTCGCGCCGCGCCCAGAACGATGTAAACGGCGTGCCCTCCAAAGCCCTCAGCTTCTTTGTCGTGTCCAGCTTCATGTCTTTAATCATCTTGGTGGCCGCATCGTCATACGAAACGTGCATCAACTCCGGCGTATGACCGCCATCTAGCAGAGACGATAGACCACCGATCCCTTCGTTTATTCTTTTGAGCAGACTAATCAAATCAGCGGGCGGCTCTTTCTCCGGCGCGTTTTGGTCGTCAGGGTAATTTTCCTCCGACTCAAAGATCAAGAACCGGGCCAGAGAGCCATCCACCGCGTTGCTCGATTCCAGCGCCTTCCAGAAGTGGCTGGGGACCGTGGTGCCGTAAACACACAGACACGGCTGAATAATCTCCTGCCGGGGACGAACCTTTTGGTCAGCGTACTCGATGCCGTGATACGTCAGGTTTGAAGAAGTGAACAACTCAGTCATGTGCGACATAATTTCTATCAAATGCTTTGGGCCGCGCTTATCGAGCATCGCGCCCAAGAACATCCCGAATTCGTCGATTTGGAACAGGATGGACGGGCTGCGGTGCAGGGCGCTCAACAAGCCCGAGCCGGAGGCAATCTTGGACCCGCCGATCTTCTTGTCGGCCCCCAGGAAGTCACTGAAGATGCGGTCTATGATCTGGCGGCTATGGTTCTTCCCAGCCCCGGAGTCCGCGAGGCTGATGGCGAACAGGTTGGTCCGCAAATTGGACGGGCTGCGGTACTTGCGGCCCGCCAGGGTGCCGATGGCGCACAGCGCCGCCGCCAGGGCTAACACCGGCTGGGGGCGAATCGACGTTTCGTTGATGTATTCCGTCAGCTTTCCGACAGCACCCTTGGCCGCTGGAGTGCCGGACTTACGTTTAAACGCCGCTACCGGCTCAACCTTCTTCCAGGGCGCTGTGGGCTTGATCTTGGCGGGAGGCGGCTCAAACACCTTGGCGTCGAAAACGGCCTCCTGGCGCATCCCTAGGGCGTCCTGTAGCCATGTCGTGGCCCCGTCCATGGTGGAGCCGGTCACGGCCATAACCAAGTCTATGGCGGTCATGCCACCCGGTTCACGGGTAAAGTCCCTTATGCCTTCAGGGGTAATGCCAATATTGAAATCATCACCGTCCCGCCAATGGGCAATGGCCCTGTATCCTCGATTCGCGCCGCGCTTGGCGTCTGGGATCAACCTGAGAACCCAACTATCTAGGTTTAACAACGCGGTATCATTGATATCACGCCAAAAGCTATCATTGTCGCCGGAGTGAGGGGTATGGATAGCTTTACCATTAACGGCCTGTTTTTCAACTTTGACTTGAAATGGCTCCAGGGCTTTTGCAATTCTATCGTGTATGTCTTGGGGCAACTCTGGCAACTCGGACGCCGTAAGGTCTTCCAGGGTATCGGGCGTCAGCCATCTGTAGGCCATGCCCTCGGGATGCACGCTGGGCGGCAATACAGTCTGCTTGCCCTGAGCCAGCACCTCGATGACCGAAACGCCGTCCAGCAGGTACTTCTTGGACACCAACGCAACGCCCCGGTAGAAGGCGGTGTACCCCTTCGCGCCGACCTTTTTAACCGGGGACGGGGGCAGACACGCCTCCAACGCGGCCCGCACTTCCGGCGCGCCGTAGTCGAAGTCGATAGCGGTGACGTTGCTGGCGCGCCCCAGCGCCAGACAGATCGACGGGTTGGGCCAACCAGCCCACGTATCCAAATGAAATTTGCTGGCGGTCTTATCGCAAAACCGCTGCCACTTGGACATACCAACCCATTGTTCGCCCCTATACTCGCCGGGACGCTTCTCGCCGGGGATGATCGGAATGACCGAGTACCCCCGCTCTACGAGCCGGGTAGCGGTCGTGTTGAAGTCAGTCATTCTTGCCCTATGACGGTGACAATAAGTTGCGGAATGTCGGAGTACCGCTTGGTGGCTGTCAGCTTAACGATCTGCGAGTCATCAACGACAACGATGCCGTTCATGCCGTCCAATGCTTTAACGATGTTGTCGAGGTCCGGCTTCGTGATTGGTTTGATTTGCCCCGCGATGGCCGATAACCGCTTCCTTAGCGACCATGAGGCTGGCACCATCATAAACGCCTCGACAACAACTTCAACCGGGCCGCCAATGGGGAGCGTGTTTCTCATTACTTCAGCCGCGTAAGCCGACACCTGATTCTCATACCGGCGCGTTTTCTCGGGCGTGTAAACGACAGCGTGACTACCACGTATAGACACGCGCCCCCTGCCCTTCGCTACAGGTTGACCCGGCACGGTGAAGGACACGACCCTCACGAATAGAAGTCCTGAGCCTTCACTTTTCCGTCCGTGGCCTTTTGTATGGACGCCATATATTCAGGGCGCGGGATGCGCCTCTCATCGCCGGTCGCCATCCACCGGGACACCGCAGCCTCAGAAGCCTTAATCATCTTTGCAAATTCACGATTGGTCAGTCCCTGCTGGTCTAGCCATTTTCTCAACTTCATAAAAACCTCCGTTGTAGAGAAAATAGTGTTTGACACAGATGCAAACCATTGACTATAACTTTTTTGTCAAAGCGTAAAACCACAACAACCGAGGAAATCATGAACTTCAAACTCAAATCGCTTGCTAACCGTACCGCTGAAGACGCCGCGTCCGATTGGATGGATGCGAAGAACGAAGAAACCGCCGCCAACAAACGCCGCCTTGCGCTTGAGGAAGAGCTTCTCTCATTCCTTACAACGAAGACCGAGGGCAGCGAGTCCCATCAGATTGGACCTTACAAGGTCACACTCAAGGGCAGTCTCAATCGCAAGGTTGACTTCGACTTGCTGGCGAAGCTCGGTATCCCCGAAAACCTGCTGCCGCTCAAATACAAACCCGAACTTGAACTGAAAGGACTCCGCTATCTGGAAAGCAACGAACCGGAAACCTACAAACTCTTTTGCAAGGCCATGACCGTCGAGCCTGCAAAGACATCCGTAACTGTAATTAGGAACGAGAATTAAAATGGCAATCAACCTACAATCTCTGCGTACAACAAGTGCTGGCAAGCCAGCGCGTATGGTTCTCTATGGCTCTCATGGGGTCGGCAAGAGCAGCTTCGCGGCACAGGCTGACAAGCCGGTGTTCATCCAGACCGAAGAAGGTTTGGATGCTCTGACCGTCACGCGGTTTCCACTGGCAACGTCATATGGCGAAGTAATGGAAGCACTGGAATGTCTGTGTAAAGACAAGCACGACTACGCGACTGTCGTGATTGATAGTGCCGATTGGCTGGAGAAGCTGATCTTCAAACAAGTTGCTGCAAACAATAAAGTGAACAGCATTGATGAGATCGGCTTTGGTAAGGGCTTTGGGTTTGCGGTAGACCTCTGGCATTACATCTTAGGGATGCTTGAAGAATTGCGTAATGCGAAGAACATGGGCGTAATTTTGCTGGCCCATTCGCAGGTGAAGAGGTTCGACGATCCGCTGACCGATAGCTATGACCGCTACATACTTGATCTTCACAAGGGTGGTGCAAGCCTTATCAGTGAATGGTGTGATCTTCTGATGTTTGCGAACTACCGTGTAAACACCGTGAAGTCTGATGTGGGCTTTAACCAGAAGAAGACCCGTGCCGTTGGCGCTGGTGAGCGTTTCCTGCACACTCAAGAGCGCCCAGGCTGGGTTGCCAAGTCCCGGTGGGCGTTACCAGAGTCCATGAAACTGGATTACGAAACTTTCGCAACTGAACTTAAAAAGGCAAAAGGATAATAACTATGGCTGAACTACATGGATACGACTTTGACGCCGATTCCGTTACCGACCGCCCCGGCGCAGTGCTGTTGCCTGTTGGTGATTACGTCGTTGAAATAACGGAAAGCGATTTCAAAGCCACTAAAAACGGTCTTGGAAAATACATTAGTTTGGAATTTACGATTATCGACGGGGAGCGCGTTGGTCGTAAATTCTTTGTGAACCTGAACGTCTTAAACAAAAGCGAAAAGACTGTAGAAATCGCAAACCGCGCCGTGAAAGACTTGCTCCGCGCAACCAACCAGCTTGGCAAGCCGTTCACGAACTCAGCCATGCTGCACAACATCCCCTTCAGGGTGGGTGTCACCATGGGCAAACGCAGCGATAACAACGAGGACGAAAACAGATTTCGTTATTCCGCCATCACCGAAGCCGCGCCGTCAGACACGCCAACCACGCCGACCGCAGCGGCCCCAGCCGCGTCGGCGGCTGGTGGCGGCAACGCTCCCAAGAAGAAGCCTTGGGAGAAGTAGCAACGAGAGCCGGGGGTGTAATGCCCCCGGTTTTTCTTTGGAGGATGGATAAGCCATGACTCAAATTATTGGTGGGCGGAAATTTGAAGCCGTGCGCGATGGGCAATTAGAAAAAAATAAAACGCGAATCTTGACTCCCTCGCTGAAAGACATGGCAGCGGTCACGCGCTCTCGTTTGGCTTGTTATTATTCGCAATACGATCTTGTCCCGATCAAGATTAAGGACCGCGTTATTGCTTACGTGCCTGGAAAATATTTAGCCAAAATAGTGAAGTCCAGCGGAGCCTGTCGGTTTATAGCTGGCATTGATGGCTACATCCGGCGCGGGCTGCGGAAAGGTAAATCTAAAACCTGCCCCGTTGGTATTTTTCATAGTCAACTTCTGGCGCTAGAGGCCAGCCAAATGTTGAAGGAGGAGAAGTAAATGGTCCCCATCACACTCCCTGACCAGACGCTGATGCGTATGAATGACGCGCTGGAGCGGCAATACGTTTCAGAGCAGCGCGGCTACATCGGTGCGTCCGCTATCGGCTCACCGTGCGACCGGCGCATATGGAATCAGTTCCACTGGGTCAATGCAGAGAAGATGTCTGCCAAGTCCCTCAAGGCCATTGCAGACGGGCACCACAGCGAAGGCGTGATGGCCGAACGCTTGCGGCTGGTTGATGGCATCTCGTTGATTACGCATCAGGAAAACGGTGAGCAGTTTGGGTTTGAAGACGGCCACATTCGCGGGCATCTGGACGGCGTGATCTTCGGGCTAGAACACTCGCCGGAAGAACACGTTTGGGAACATAAGTGCGTCAACGTCGAGAAGTTCGAGAAGCTGCTGAAACTCAAGGTCAAAGACGAAGACCGCGCCTTGTTGGAATGGGACGAAATCTACTTCGCCCAGGCCCAGTTATACATGCACTACTACAATATCAAATGGCACTATCTGACGGTCTGCACACCCGGTAGCCGCAACGAAACGGCGTGCTTCACGGCGTATAACCCCGACGCGGCCAAGCACTACATAGACCGCGCCAACAAGATCGTCAGCGCCGACAAGCCCCCGCCGCGCATCTCCGAAAGCGCGTCATGGTTCCAGTGCAAGTGGTGTCCGTTCACGGACAACTGCCACGGCGAGAAGCCACCGGCCATGAACTGCCGCACTTGCGTACACTCAACGTCTACCCAGCACGGCACATGGGTTTGCGAACTGCACCACAAGGAATTAGATAAAGAGGTGCAGAGGTCTGGCTGCAAGGATCATCTGCACAACCCTGGCCTAATGCCGGGAACGCAGACGGACGCGGGCGACGGATGGATTGAATACAAACTCAACAACGGAACAACAATCAGGAACCAAAATGCTACAGTTACGACCCTACCAGCGACAGGCGGTTGATTCGGTATTCGAGTGGTTTGAGGGTGAAGGCCACTCTGCCAACCCTCTGATCGTTCTCCCTACGGGAACCGGCAAGAGCCTTGTGCTGTCAGAGATATGCCGTCAATCCATTGCCGAATACGGCGAGATGAAGATTGTGGTTGTCACTCACGTTATGGAGTTGATAGCCCAGAACTACGCCGAGATGATGCGCCAATGGCCGCAAGCCGACGCCGGTATCTATTCGGCGAGCATCGGCAAACGTCAGCACACGCCAGCCATTGTGTTCTGCGGCATCCAGTCCGTACACGCCAAGGCCCATCTGTTCCAGAAGGTGGACTTCGTAATCGTGGACGAAGCGCACCTGATCCCGCGCAAGGTCAACACGATGTACCAGAAGTTCCTTAACAGCCTTCTCGTAGCCAACCCGTACATGAAGATCATCGGGCTGACGGCTACGCCGTACCGCATGGATAGCGGGATGCTGCATACAGGCGACGGGGCGCTGTTCGATGACATCTGCTACGAATACAGCGTGCTGGATGCCATTAAAGAAGGCTTTCTATCCAACTTGATTACCAAGAACACCCGGCTGGAATTGGACACAAGCGGCGTCCATACCAGGGGCGGCGAGTTTATCCAGGCCGAGTTGCAAGACGCGGTGGACGAAGAGGGCATTAACCGCCGCGCCGTGGAAGAAATGATTGAGTGGGGCCAGGACCGTAACCATTGGCTGATCTTTGGGTCTGGCGTCAGCCATTGTCTCCATCTGTCAGAAATGCTGAACGAAAAGGGCATTGATTGCCGCACCATTTTTGGCGACACGCCGAAAGACGAACGCGCTGAAACTATTGCAGCGTTTAAACGCGGTGAAGTGCGGGCGCTGTGTTCCATGGGCGTGCTGACCACTGGCTTCAACGCACCCCAGGTGGACATGATTTCCGTACTGCGCCCCACCAAATCACCAGGGCTGTACGTGCAGATCGTGGGACGCGGGATGCGTATAGCCGAGGGCAAGGCCGATTGCTTGATCTTAGACTTCGCCCGCAACATTCAGCGCCACGGGCCGGTGGACCAAGCCAGGGTTAAGAACAAGGACCACCGCGAGAAGACTGAGCCGAGTGACGGGCCGTTGGTGAAGGACTGCCCCCAATGCCGTAGCGTTGTGCATCTGGCTTGTATGCAATGCCCCGACTGCGGCTACGAGTTCCCCCGCGAGATTAAGATTGTGTCCAAGGCCAGTGACCTGCCGGTCCTATCGAGCGGTAGCCCTACGCACTGGGTTGATGTCGATAGCGTTAAGTACACGACCCACCGCAAGCCCGGTAAGCCTGACAGCCTTAAGGTGACTTATAACTGTGGTTTCTTGAGGTACAGTGAGTGGGTTTGCTTTGAGCATCAGGGATACGCGGCTGAGAAGGCCGCGACATGGTGGAAGGGCCGTGGCACTTCGCATGTCCCGCTGACTGTGGCGGAGGCTATAGCGCGCCAGAATGAATTAGACAAACCGAGTTCAATAAAGATTAAACGCAATGGTAAGTTTGATGAAATTACGAGCTACATCTGGGGTGTGCCACGTTTGCCAAAGGGAGAGGCGCGGCTTTCGGTTTGATCCGAAGGCTAAGGGTCTGCCCGATCCGGTGCAGTACTTTTGTTCAATGAAATGTATGGAGAATAGGATGATTGACTCGACCGCGAACGAGAAGAAGGCTATGGAAATGTCCAGCGAACGCGCTGGGGAATACATTGAGTGGCTGAAGAAGACGGATATGGAGACGTTTACACGCAAGGAGTGGTCAGATTTTATCGAGGTGATCGTATCTGGCTACATTGAGGGCATGGCCAATCTGGCTGATGATGAGGTGCCGTTTTAAATGTTGAATATTCTTTCTCTCGGCGCTGGAGTCCAATCTTCAACGATGGCGTTGATGGCGGCGCGTGGTGAACTAACACCCATGCCGGATGGCGCAATCTTTGCCGATACCGGCGCGGAGCCTAAAGCTGTTTACGAATGGCTCGATTGGCTGGAAAAGCAATTACCGTTCCCAGTTTACCGCGTCAGCAGCGGAAACCTTCGTACTGACATTGAAGCGGGAACCAATAGCACGGGGCAAAGGTTTGCCGCTGTCCCCTGGCATATGGTTAGCCCACGCGGGAAAAATGCCATTGGGCGTAGGCAATGTACCGCAGAATATAAGCTAACGCCTATTCGGAGGAAGACACGGGAACTGATGGGGTTGGCTAAAGGCCAACGCTGTAAGGATGTCGGCGTGACCCAGTGGATCGGCATCTCAACAGACGAAGCCCAGAGGATGAAAGAAAGTCGTGATAAGTGGGTGAAAAATATATTCCCTCTTTACGATGCGCGCATGTCCCGCAACGACTGCTTAAAGTGGATGGCGGATAAAGGGTATCCGACGCCACCCCGTAGCGCCTGCACGTTCTGTCCTTTCAAATCAAACAAAGAGTGGCGGCACTTGCGTGATAACTATCCCGCAGAATGGCAGGATGCGATTGCAGTGGACAAAATGATAAGACACCAACCAAAGTTTAGGGCGACCCAATACGCTCACCCAAAACGTATCCCGCTTGATGAGGTTGATCTTCGTACACTGGAAGATCATGGACAAATGAATATGTTTAACAACGAGTGTGAAGGCATGTGTGGCGTTTAACGGCCAAACAGTTTCGCGCCCAGCGCCCGTTGGTGAACCGCGCCGCCATCGGCGTATTTGTATTTTTTAGGATCGCCGTAAATAGGGTCCTTAACAAACATCTTGTGGCCGTACATTAGAACCTGACCGCCTCCGGTGATGGGCTTCCCGCTTCCCAACTCAAAAGCATACCCATGTATGTGGGGATTAAACGTAGCTTGCGTCACGGTGGGGTCTTTTAAGAAAGACTCTGCCATTGTTTTAGCTTCCGCTTGAGTAGTGGGCGTATAGCGCCCCGACAGCCGCGTAGACGGCTCCTTGCTTTGTCCTGTAGCAATTTTCAGAGAAGTATTTGGAGCATCTATAACTCTGAAATTGTCTAAAAGAGCATGGCTGTCATAACCGATAGCCTTCCCTGGTTTCTCTCCGCCAGCAGGGGTGTGGAATGTTACAGCCCGTGTTGTATTGCCAGCCCCTTTAGCAGAGTTAATGTCTGGTCTTACGTCAACAAGAGTACCGGCGGGGACTTCCCTGTTTTTGAACAGCTTGTCTTTGATCTTAGAAGCCAACTGCGGCTCGGGCGTAAGATCGTAAATTTCCCTAATTGGATTAGGGGTGTATATTTTAGACACCAATGCGTCTCTGGCTTCCCGCGCACCCGCCGCACCCGCCGCGACGTCCTTGGTTGCTTGGATAAGTTCTGGGGATTGAATACCAACTTTTACGGGGGCGAAAACCTTCCCAACCGTAGTCCCCGCGAATCCCATCGCCGGGTCATCCATCGTCGTGGGGCGGGCGAGCTGCTCTTTGAGCGGCTTGCCGCGTTGGGCCATCAACTTGCCCACAAATGTTTCTTCTGGGGTCACGCCGTACATATTCACTTCGCCGCCGTCAGCGTAAGCCTTAGCCTTGGCGCGACCGGCCTTCATGTTGTTCAGCGGATTAAGAAACTTATTCATTTTCACATCCTAGCCGCACGAGGTATTTCATAAAACCCACCTTTTCTATTTACTTTGTTTCTGGCGCTCTTCCATCAACCTCAGACGGATGCTCAGATCGTTAATCTGTGTGAACATTTCTTCGCGCATCTTGTGCCGCGCTTCGGCCGAAAGAGGGCTGTCTGTGGGGATGCCTTGCGGCGTAATGAGCATCGGCATTTGACCCTCAATCTTGGTCATACGGATGCCCATACCGTTTACCTCACCCAACAGCCAAGCGATGGCCGCAACGACAACGGGGATGATGGCCTTTAAGATGTCGCCCCAGTTCATTTTAACCGCACCCCAGCCGGTCAGACCACACGACGGCGTAGTCCATCATCCACTTGGTGGGGCTGGCTAAGTCAGGCGACGGGATCAGTAGGCACACCCTGTTGGGGTCCATACTTGGCTTGGAGACGGTCCCACACCCGCTTACGGTCAGCGTCGGTAATAGGAACAGCAACCGCAGCCACGGCATCAAGCGTAGCCTGAGCATTTTCATTGGCCTGTTCCGCCTTACCCGCGTTGATAAGTTGCCGGTCTTTGAAGAACCCGAAGATTGCTCCGAGTGCTCCAAAGACCGCTTTGAGAAAGCCCACTAGGTGCCAACGGGCGTCTTGGTCACAAGGCGCAAGCCCACATTGACCAGCGCGAGAATGGTGGTGACTACGGTTGCCTGGACTTCAGGCGTCAAGCCCAGGTCCAGCTTAAACACACCGGCCAGAGTGGCTACGGCGGCGACTACGTTTACCCACAGGGTCTTGCTGGCGTACCATTTCGTCGTGTCCATTTAAGCCTCCTTGAATAGATCAGTTACACGCTTCGCACGTTGCGGCGTCTGCTTGGCCCACGCGCTGTCCAGGGCCTCTCTACGGGCCGCATTGTAATCTCTGGCCTGTATAGCGGCCAACATCTTCTTGAACTTCAGCACCGCGCCCAGGCCCATTTGGAACGTCATGTTCCCTATGGCACGCTGGACCCCTTGAGGCTTAGTTTCCAGCCAGGGGAGTGCCTTGGCAAGCTGGGCCTTAACCCGCTCGATGTCGTTTTCAAGCATCTCCATAGCTTCGTCCTCGGTGATGCCGACATCATCCAAGTTTCGGCCAACCCCAATGGTGGTCTTCCCGGCTGGGCACAGATACGGCTTTAGCCGTATGCCCTCGTCAGCGATCAGGTCTTCCCTTAGCCCTTCCACGGAACACCGTTAATCAATAGCCAACCCACCATCGCCAACAGAATCCCGACCATGCCGTACATGATCTTATCCAGCCGGGTGTGGATAGTCCTGAAGGACTCTTTAATGTCGGTATAGCGTTCAGCGCATACCTGTTCGTGGGAGCTAAGGCGAGCTTCCGTAACGGCTGGGTCACTCATTGGGCGATGCTCCGCATGGCGCGTTTAGCGCGAATGGATGAAATGGCTGGGTGCGTGTAAACGGGGCCACCGGCGGCGTAGGTATTAGAAACAACTTGTCTTGGCATTAATTTGGCAACGTAGTTTTTAGTTTCTGGTTTCATAAAACTAATCCAGGGCCTTCCCGAAGACTCTGATTTTTTAATCGCAGTTTTAAGTCTACCAATGCCTCCATTGTACGCAGCAGCGGCAAGAATTGGGTCGCCAAATTCTTTAAGGAGCATTTCGTAATAAGCACTACCTAATGCCTTGTTGTATTCTTCATCTCCATAGAGACGGTCACGATCATATTCCAAGCCAGCAAGTGCAGCCGCTTCTGGCGCGGTGTCTTCCATAATTTGAGCAGCACCAACAGCCCCGACCGGGGAGATGACGGTCTTGCCATTTTTATCAAATTGCCCAGTAGCACTTTCAATCCCTAACATTTTTTGAAATGTGGGATTTAAGTTCGCGGTGTCTGGTGGCTGCGCGTCAACGCCAACCGTACCTGCTGGCACGGGCTGCGGCTGTCCCTGTTCGTCAAGCGCAGACTGCGGCTGCTCTTGTTCGTCAGGCATAATCGCACTTCTTGCGCCAGCTATTGCAGGCGCGGCAAGCACGTTTTCATCAAATTTACCGCCGCCAGCTATAGAATCTATTAGGGCCTGTATCTTTTGTTTTCTAAGTCTGTTGGCCAGAACCTTAGCGGTTAAAGACGTTGCCGCAATTCCTCCGGCGACAACCGGGCTTAAAATAGCACCAGCAGCATAGGCCGGTCCCTTAGCTATACCGAATCCAGAAAGAGAAGGGGCCAAGTCACCAAAGGATTGTAAGGGGTTGCTTACTATACTTTTTATAATCTTTTGCTGATCTGGAGAGTATTTATTAAATTTAGATGGATTTTTGATAATTGATCTAAATTTTATAGTTATGTAATTAGGATCGTCAACATCCTTAGCTGCTCTAAGAATTTCTTCTATTCCAGACATGCGAATATTTTTAGAAGCAAGATTCCTAGCTTCTAATAAATCAGTCACTGCTGGATTTTGTTGAGATTCAAAAAATTCATCAATTTTATTTAATGCAATTTTTCCAACTCGACCCGCATCAAGATCGTTTGCTTTAAAGGCTGAATCCGTTTTTTTACTTATGCTTCTTCTAATAAGTTCCAATTCTTTTAAAGTTTTTCCAGAGTTTTTTTGATTTTCTATGTAATTAAGAATTGGAGTTATTTGAGGATGTAAAATAGGGCTGTATTCGGCTTTTACGGCGGTGGTCAAGTCATCAGCTAAAGTATCAAAATCATTCGCAGAAATTGAAAAATTTGATCTAAATGCTTTATCGTAAAGCGTTTTAGAAGAATCTTTAATTTCAGTTCTTGTGGGCGCAGCACCTTTAAATTTTCTAAGCGCACCCAACGCGAGAGGAACCCCAATACCAGCTTTTAATCCAGCCATATCGTCGCCAGTCGCTTCACTTGTAAGCGCACCGGCTTCAGCAGCTAACAACTGGGTCTTCGGCGCGGCGGCAAGAAAATTACCAGCACCCTTAGCGCCTGCTTTTAACAATGCCTTTCCAACGCCTACGGGCGTAAGAACATTGGCGGCTGTTTCAGCGCCAGTTTGTAATAGACGCTCGCCTTTAGTTTCCGCTTCAGGAACCCCTAATTCTGTTAATTTATTTTGCACCGCATCTTTAGAAAGTTTGTTTGCAAGATAAGAGCCGCCTAAACCACCTATCAAGCCAGCAATGGGCACCGTTACGGGAGCAAGAGGCCCGCCCAAAAGGCCGACCTGAGCGCCTAAAGCAGCGCCCCCAGCAAAGCCAGCGCCCGAAACAAGCCCAGGCGCGGCACCGCGAAACGCAACACCCGCCTTGCGTTTTAAGTCTTCTAAAGCCGAGCGTTCTTTAGGCGTGTTGTTTTTTTCACTTACCTCTTCATCTTTTGCTTCTTGATAAGCACGGGCAACCGTATTGAAATTATCAGAACCCTTCTGGTCTGCATTTTCAACGATCCACTTGGCGTAATCGTCTGCGGTCGCCATTTTTATTTACCTGAAAGAATATTGTCAGCCGCTGATCGTATTTTAGAAGTTAGGGTTGGATTTTTACTTTCGCCTGCTGCTTTATCCTGAGCATCAAATTGTGCTTCTAAATCACTAAGGTAATCATCAACCTTTCGCCCTTCATAGTTGCTTATAGTTCCATACTTCATAACATGCCTAGTCCGTGCTTCTTTTTCTTTAGATGCTGCTCTCATTGTTGAAATCAACATCTGTACTCTTCTTAAATTTTCTTCCGGAAGCAGCTTTTTATTAAATGCTCTTGAGAGAACGCCTTCACCTTCTTTTGAAGCAAACTGCCCACCCAAGATTGTACGAAGATCAGATTGAACAACTTGTTGAACCATTTCGTCAATTTTTATAGTTTCTCCATAAAACTTAGGCCCAAAAATCGGAATTTCAGAAAGAGCAGCAGTCGTACTCCCGGTTATACCTTCACCACTTTCAATAGCATTTTTAAGAATACCTTCTACTTCTGTTAATTGTTTTAAGTTTCTTGCCGTTGTGGCGGGGCCACCTATACCGATGTATTCCGCTGCATCCTTTCCGGCTTGTGCGTCCATAGCTTCTTGGAATTTAGTTAATTCAGGTTTATTTTTTTCTTCAAGCGCAGCTAAGGTTGCGTAAGTTTCTAATCCAGAAGCTCTTTCTTTAGCTTTTAGTTCTTTTGTTTTTTCTAAACCTTCTAACCCGACCAGCCCGCCTTGGCCGATTGAGCCAAGGAACTTCGCCCCCGGCTGTGAAGCAGCCGCCATTGTTCCCAACCCAGCCTGGATCAGCGCCATGTTTATATCGTCTGAAGAAAGTTTATCGCTGCCTTTCTCTTTAATCATTTTCTTTAAAGTGTCTAAAGAAGTTTCTGGCCGATTGTTTTGTATTTCTGCCATCGCACTTTCATAAGCGGCAGTATCCATACCAGCGTTAGGGTCAGCAGCGGGCGCATCGCCCAACACGGGCGCAGCAACAGCAGGTGCGGCAACTTGAGATGCGGCAGGTCCTGGTGCGGCAGGTAGAGGTGCGGCAGGTAGAGGTGCGGCGACTTGAGGCGCGGCGGGTGGGGGAGCATCAGATTCAGGTGCGGCAACAGCGCCAACTTCATCACCAGAAATACTTACTTGTGAAGGATTGCCAAATAATTTACCAAAAGCCCCAACCCCATATACATCAAATAACTGTGTGCCACCCGCCTCAATCCCTGCAAGTGCTTTTCTTGCATATGATCTATTTGGATCTCTAATAATTTTGAGTTGTTGTTCAACGTATTCTTTTGCCCTTTTTTGTTGTTCATTAGTAAAATCTGTAATTCCATCAGATTCAATTTCATCTTCTTTAAAAATGTCAGATAAAGGACGTCCACCGTTCGCGTATCCCCTCACCGTGCCGCCGTGTGCCATCGCCCTGGAGCCAAATCGAGCGGCCCGACGTTGCAAGATTTCGTTTGGTTCTTCCGAAGTCTGGCCCACCATTTCTTGAGGCACAGCGGCCATGAAAGCGGGGTTGATTGCACTTACACCCGTATTGTATCCGGTCATCTGCGGCGGCATGATTGAGTTAGCACCCCCACCCTCCGCATACCCCTTCACCGCGCCACCACGCGCCATCGCCGCAACGCGGCTGGCGTCGGCAGCACCTGACATCAGAGCTTGAGTTGTAGAGTCTTGCGGTGCTTCCGGCGCGGCCTGACGCTGCGGGATTTCAGGCTGCGCTTCCGGCCCTTGGCCCATAACTTCCTGACGGACAGCGGCCATAAACGCGGGGTCGATTGTGCTTACGCCCGTGCTGTCGCCGGTCATCTGCGGTGGCGGAACGGAAGCGTTCGCCCCACCCTTCATCGTGTTCAACGCCGACATCGCAGCCATGCGCTGTTGCGGCGAAGCGCGGGGGTCGGTCATCATCGCCATCAGCATGTCAGGCGACATCTGCTGTTGCATCGGATTCATCGCCATTATGCAGCCCTCGCAAACATACTAAGCCCACGTTTCGGCAGCTTGCCGTAGCTGGCCTTCTTTAGCGAACCCTTCTTGATCGCGCCGCCTTTGGCCTTAAGAGCGCCATAAGCGCCAATGCCAGTAGCCGCCGCCCCTGCAATCTGGCCTAACGTGCTTGCGCCGGGTGCAGATGTGGCGCTCACCCCAGACGTTCCGCCTGCCGGTGCGCCCGCCGCGATGGTGGACGCCTGCCCGACATTGTAGAACGGTGCGGCGTTTTCTGCGCCAACCTGCGCCCTGTTGGCGTCGATAACGCGCTGCTCCTGGGCTAGTTGAGACTCACCAACCGACTGCAACGCAGCGGCGTCCGTAAGGCCCATCTTCTGAGTGGTCTGACCCAGACCAATGTTAGCCTGTCCCGCCGCAAGCTGACCTGCTTGGTCGGCCTGCATCAAGTTACCACGAGCAGTACCAAGATTAGCTTGGCCCGCACCAACGGCGACCTGCCCTGCTTGATTGGCTTGCATCAGATTACCAAGGCCAGCGCCGACGTTCGCCCGCCCTGCTCCAACAGCGACTTGGTTAGCCGCATTAGCTTGCATCAAGTTACCGAGGCCAGCGGCAACATTTGCCCGACCCGCACCAACGGCGATCTTGTTAGCTGCATTGGCTTGCATCGCATTGCTGCGGGCGGTGCCGAGATTGGCTATTCCCTGACCGGCAGCAAGCATACGCTGATAGTCATCCTGGCTGGCTTGAATGTTGGACCGGCCAATTTCGGAGATGCCCTGGCCCGCCTGAAGCTGACGCGCCGCGTCGGCAGCAGAGAACCCTGCCCCTGCTTGGCCAACTCCACTAATACCGCTAGCGGCACCCTGTAGAAGCTGCTGCTGCTGAGTGCCAAGTTGGCCTGCTGTACCGGCCAAGGTGCCGTACCGCGACAGATCGCCCGCAGAGGCCGTAAGTGCTTGCCCGTAGCCCTGCTGAAGCGCCTGCGCCTGTTGGCCCAAAATAGACTCTTGGGTATCCCGCGCCGCACGGCCAATTAGATCGCGCTGACGGGTGGAGCCGTAGCCACCGGCCTTGATAAAGTCACTGCCAATAGAAGGCAGGATATTTTCGGACAGGTTCCGCGCCCCAAGTTGCGCGATGCGGTTTGTTACCTGTTCGTTATATGGATTCATGTACTGCCCAAGGTTTTGGGCAGAAGACTGTCCAGCCGCCTGTAGGTACGGTGACGCCGAAGACAGCCCCAGGGCATCCGTAGATTGCCCATACAGATTGGTAGCGGCAGCGCCATACGGCTGATATTGACCGGCGGTGTCAGTATCGGCGGCACGGTTATACATCCCTGTAGCGGCATCGAACTGGCCCTGTCCCGCTAGACCGGATCGCCCCGCAGCGGCTTGGTCATAAAAACCTCCAGCCCGGTTGTAATCTCCTACACCAGCCCCATAGATGTCCATCTGGTTGGCATCGTACAAAGAGTCGCTGGCCTGTCCATAGGCACCCGCACCAGCCCCATAGATGTCCATGCCAGCGGCCCTATCGTAGGCCGTGCCAGCCTGCCCATAAGCAGGCGCACCAGCGCCGTAAACGTCCATCCCGGCTGCTCTGCCGTAAGCCCCACCAGCTTGGTCAAAGGCGGGCGCACCCGCGCCGGAGATGTCCATGCCAGAGGCAGCGCCGATGTTGGCCCTGCCGCGCCCTACGTCACCGAGGCCAGCGCCTTGGCCCGAGCGGATAGCAGCATTGGCCGTTGCAATGTCAATCGCGCCCTGAGTTGTAGGGTCTGTACCAGCCGTAAGAGGGGCGTTAGGGTCACGCTTAAATACAGTCTCAAACATTGGCTGTTGAGTAACTGGATCAAGCCTTGGGCTGCCATCAGGATTGTATAAAGGGTATTGGATGTTTTCTTCATCAATGGTTGACCCATAAACGCGAGGCGTACGCCTAGCCAGATCTACGAGGCCTGGGTATATGGCGTTGCGAAACGCTTCCGTAGCCGCGTCAGGTCTATTTTGTATAGTTGAAGTGGTTACGTTGGTGGAACTAGAAACTGTCGGTGAGGCCATGTGTTATCTCCTACGCCCGTGCGCTTTGTAACAAAAGTCCAAGACCCTTTTGTTTAGGCGAGGCTTTGCGGGGATTTTTGCGACCAGCATTGTTGCGGATTTTTTGCTTCATTTGCTCAATCCGCTTATGGCCGGTGTTGTTGTCGCCGTTGCCAAGGTCTGAAACCGTGGCTGCGTCAATTACGTGTTCGCCAACCGAAAGCATCGCCGGAATGTCGTCGCTCTTACCATCGCCAGGACCATTGATGCGGCCACCGCCACGAGCGTTCATATAGCCCGTCAATGCGGCAGACATAAGCTGCGGCATGGCAGCAGACGGCGGAAGGCCCATGCCAACAGGGGCAACATCGCCACCATCAGCGTAGCCCATGTTTGGATCATACATAGGCATAGGCGCGGGTTTGTAAACAGGGCTTTGTCCAGTCAGCAAGCCACCGCGATTAGGCCGCATCCAAGGAAATATATTGTTGGGGTCATACGGCGGAGGTGGATCACGCATAGGCAGGGGTGCGGCGGGTCTTGGTTGGTTTGGAATGGCAGCGCCAAGGCCAGCACCTAAAACGCCGTATCCGGCGTTCATAATGTTAGACGGAGCCAGCACCCCGAAGCCGGTTGCAGCGGCGGGGGCGGCAGGGGCGGCGGCAGCAAAGGACCCGCCAAACCCAGCCAAAGGGGCGGCGGGGATAAAGGCAGAAGACGCGGGGGCTGAGGCAGCGGCCAGGGAACCACTATACCCCGTCAAAGGACTAAAAACAGAAGTTGTTGAGGCGGGCGCTAATGAGGAAATTGTAGAAGGTGCCACAGAGGCCATAGGCGCAGCATTTTGCAATCCACTATAAAAGCCTGGGGTAGCGCCTAAAGTCGGCGCACTAGCGCCAGCCGCGCTTCCGGCTGCACCAGCCGCAGCCGCAGCCGCTTTAGCCGCTATCTCATTGCCAGTAGTTGTAGCAAGGTCTGACAACCCTCTAGTGCCACTTGCGTAGCTACCAAGCCCAGACGTTAGCCCTGAAATAGCGCCGGTCGTCAGCGCAGACTTCCAAGAGTCACCCGTCAGCTTAGACACAGCCGCGCTGGCAGCAGCGGCACCCAAAGGACCGCCGTACATAAAGCCAACCGTAGACGCGCCGATCTTGGCAACGGCCTTCAAAATGTTACCAAACGCGCCGTACTCGGCCAGACCCGTGACCGGGTTCACACGCCGACCGCCCTGCATGTAATCCAGCATGGCGGATTCATCGGGCGAGATGTGCGCGAGGCTCTTATCCGGCCCACGGCCTTGCGCCTCAATCTGCCTAGCCGCCTGTACTAAACCCATAGTCATGTTCGACTCGCCAATATTTCTACAAAGCGTTGCGCCCAGGTATCGAAGTCTGAAAAATCGTATGGATTGGGCAGAACTATAGCATTAAGGGACGGCAAAAGTAACGCCGCAGCGCCCCAGGATTTCCAGTCTTCAGACCGCTGGAGATTGGGCAAAGAGCCAAATTTGTCCATATACATGGCCATAGCCCCCGTCCACTCCACGGCGTTCATACCCTGCGGGGATATGACATGGGTGCCCATTACGAGGTTATCCTGCCATCGGCTGGCCTGACTTGGGCAATCGTATCGCCCATCTCGTAGTTACCGCCCACGACGTTGCTTTCAAACTTAAAGCGCATCTGACGGCGCTGCTCACGAATATAGACAACCTGATCTTCAGCCGAGGTGGCCGTCGCCGGGAACGATATGGGGTCGCTACTAACTTGGGGCGCGCGGGCGTTAGAATACGAGCCGGTTACTTGGACGGTCATATCCCCAGACTGTATGAAGTCCGGTTCAAAGTAATCCACGTACAGACCACGGTTACTGTTGCCCTGCATCTCGGCTGGCCAGATGGCGTTGGTTTCAAAGTAAGATTGGACGGCTAGTGTGTAGTTGCCGTCAATGTTGTCGGTGCCAAACTCATGCTGCCAGAGTTTGTACTTGAGGGTGGTTGGGTCCATCTTTGTCCCCGTCATCAACGGTGAACGGAACACGCGCGCGAACTGGCCAGCCGAACGGCCATCGTTGGGAAGCTCGGTGTCATACCAAACCGCATACCCAAGCATACGAGATAGCCTGACGTTATAAATTACGGCATGGGTACATTCGGTAGCAGTGCCACGCGGATAGCACCACCAGATTTCGCCCCACCGAGGAACCTTAAACGCGAACACTTTCTGCGACTGAGCGTAGTTCAGGTTGTCGTAGAACCAGTTAAGGTTCATGCCGTTTTCAACTTCTTGAATAACACCGTTAAAACTCAAGAAGTGATCTATGCCAGCCCAGTAATAAATACCGTCATACTCAATGACGCACTGAGAGGACAGTAGGCTGTAGGCAGAGGTGATGTTGTCAAAATTGAATGTTGCAGTCCCGCCCACATATGTCATGCGGATAAGGGAATCAATGCCCCAGATCAAGCCAGACGGACCATTACCAGCACCGGCACGAACAGGGAGTCCATACACTAACTTTGAAGCTGTTGGCCTAACGCTTTCCCAAATTCCGGTAACATCGTTAGGGCTGCTATCTGAAGTGTAATTAATTACACCATCATTTCCGTAGCTAACAGCAAAGGCTCCAAGAGCCATAACGCCGCCAGATACATCAGGCGATCCCGTTGGTATTAATGCGCCAGTGCCTAGAACATCTCCGTAATAAACCGGCGCGTCTGTCGTTGCTGCAATGTCAGTTAAATTAGGTGCGGCATGAGCAAGTAAGACGGAGGTTACGTCTGCCCCACTATACAAAACATCAAACTGCCAAAGGTTCTTTGCATCAGCCGCAAAACCTACCGGCGTTCTGTCAGAAATGGACGACACATTGCCGTTCTGATCTAGTATGAAACGCTCCAACCCAGCGGACCAACCGGAGTGGGTGTAGGTGTTTAAGTCGCTGTTAAAGACGTTAAGGCCGCGAGAGATGCCGGACAGCTCAGCCGTCAAACGACGATAGCCACCCATCTTGCGCGGCAAACCCTTACGCAACTGAAAGCGGCACCATTGCGTATCGACATAATTCTCTCCCTCCAGAAGCGTGCCGTCGCGTTTGCACCCTGGCTGAGAGGCTATCTTTAGAGGAACCAGATCGGCCATTAGCTGAAGATCAATGAGTAAGATACAGCGTCAAGAATTGACGGAGCGCCGAGGTTAATCAACGCTTGGCTGGCAGTCGAAGCGCCAGTACCGCCGTCAACAATACCCAATGGCGTGCTGAGTCCTGTTGTATCGGCGTTTACAACAATCGTCGCGTTAGAATACAAAATTTCGCGTCTTGGGCTAGTGCCGTCATTGGTGACATCTGCGCCGCCGGTTTGCGTTGATGTTTTTACAAGGAACGTAAAACCAGTGCCGCCAGTCGTTGAGTTATCAACCCAGTATTGTTGCGCTGTAAACGGAACAATAATGTTTACCGCGCCAACAATAGCGCCGGTAAATTGAACGGCTGTTTTGTTAAGTTCTGAACCGCTTAATGTGTAATTACCGCTAAAGCCAGCAAGACTGATCGTAATAAACGAAAACGCATAAACCGCATCCTGTCCAAAACCAACGGTAAACATATTAGAACCGTTGGTCGTAACAATGCAGCTATCGCCAGGATTCATGGTCTTTGTAGCGACACCATCAATGGTCCCGCTAGGCGGCGTAAGAATGAGAGCGCCGGTGCCCTGGTTCACAAGGTTTACAAACCAGCCGGTGGTAAGTGTGGCCAATGGATCAAACGTAAACGTACCCGCGCCGCCCGTGTAAACGACCGTGGCCGCACGGTAGTCCGTTGTAAGAAGCGTACTCGCCGCGACCGTGAACGCAGGATATTGTTGATTTAGAAGGCTACCAATCGCCTTGATGCCAAGGCCAGCAAGCGATCCTGCGGCAGCCGCCGATGTACCAGCGCCAGCCTGATAAACACGATACGCGCCGGACGCCGTGCTGTTGTCTGTTACATATGCCGACCATGCCGCGCCAGCGGTAGCGGTTAGAATCGTGCCGCCGCCGTTAGCCAACACCGTGAAGGCGCTGGTGCCCACGTTGTTGAACAGCATGTTGTAGCCAACCGAGACTTCGTTGGCTGGCGGCAATGTGAAGGTAAGGCTAGTCGTGGTGCCAAAGCTGATGTCGTTGATCGCCGCGACTACGTTCTGGCTGGTCGAGGCTTCAGTCGGCCATACGGACGTAATGCTGGAGGTGGCGCTGTAAGATTTATAACTAGGCTGTGCTGGGTCAAGCGTTCCGCCGCCGAATACTTGTGTAAAACTGGTCACGACGTATTCCTTTTCTGTGCGCGGTCGAGAATCTTCTGCAAGTCCTCGCTATTCAATGCGGCCATATCGCGGTCATAAAACTGGGACCAAGCAGCGGCCTGTTCTGGGTTCTTCAGATACGTGAACGCCTCAACCAACGTGCCGTGGAGCAAGGCGTTGGGCGCGTATTCCGTCAGCCAGTTTGTTTGCAACGTGTCATCCAACAACGGAAGAAGTTGCCAGTAGTTAATTTCATACGGAAACGTCGTTGACGGCGTAGGCACAAAGATAAAGTGGTTGTAGTCGTAGTCCGCATAATACTTGGGCGTGCCGGTTTGAGTGTCATCCGGCCAATATGTACGGACGTATTCATACGAACGCGGCAGAAGCGTAACGCGCGTGTTGAACGTCGTCGCTGTGCCGATGTTGGTTCCAACATTGATGCTGATGGTTTCACGCCAACGGGTTGGCTTTTGGTAAACACCAACCGACGTTGTGTACGCGGTGCTTACGTTATTAATAAAACCTTGGATTTTAAGTTCGCGCGCGATCTGACGCTCACGCAGATTAATAAACCCAGGAAGCTGAGCATTGAACTGCGTATCAACAGCCGATCCGCCGCGTTCGCAGTACGAACGAACATCGGCTTGCAGACTGGTGAAGGTCATTGCGGTCGGCATTACGGGTAAACCACGCTCGTTGCTGAAGACGCGTTAAGAGCAGGCGTCGTCCCCAAAGTCAGGGCGGCGGTCATAGTTAGGCCGGAAAAAACTTCAAAATTAGCCGCCCCTGCCGTGCCCCACACAATGCGACCCGTCCCCGTCCAAGCGTTTTGGATAACATAATCTTTAGCTTGTCCTGTGGTTGGAAGGAGCACGTTCCATGGAGCGCCTAAAGTTGCCGTGCCTGTTATTCTAAAAATATTATTTCTAGCTTGCTCTGATGTTAAGTTAAGGGTTCCAGCAGCAGACAGAGTTGCGGAAAAAGAAACCAAACTTGCAGAAAATGCGGGTGCCGGTGGGAAGAACGGCGTCATAGGAGTGCCCATGATGCACCTACGCTGAAGCTGTATAAGTTCGCGTCACACCGCCGTAGGCGACAACGCCACTAGCCGAACACCAAATACCAATCGTGCCGCTTCCACTGATAGGCGTGCCGGGTTGGATTAAGGCGTATGAAGATGTCGCAATAGTAATCGGTATAGATTGAGTGGTTGCTGTAGACCCCATTTGCAAAAAGGCAACCACGTTTGATGTAGAGCCTACGTTTGCAACATAGATGATCGGAATATCGTATGCCCTGGCGTCAGCCACATGGATTGTGGTCCCTCCAGCCGTTGCGCTTGTGGCCGCAATATTAATTACGGGGCTGCTGGCAAGCGCGGCACTAAACGGAAAGAAGTCTGTGGTTGGAGATGTACCCGGCCCACGGCCAATGAAGGTTGTCATCTAAGTAATCTCCACAATGGTGGCAACCGCATCAATGCCGGTAGTCCCATACGCGGTCACTTGGATAGAGCCGCCTGTAGGCAGTACGTGTTTTTCAACACCGACCGCCACAACGGACCCACCGGGGGGAATCGGCGTTTTCTTAGCAATGATGTAAGTGTCTACCCCGTTATATATACCAATATCGGCATAATTCATGGCGTTAGATGTGGCACTATTGGCCACTGTAAGGCCCAAAATCATGCCTCTGGTGCTGGCCGGGACGGTATAACTCCCAACCGTATTGGCAGTCGTAGCTGAAATAAACGACGCCTTAAATAGATACTGCGTTGCTGTAAAAGCCATTAGACCATTCCTTCAACTTCTACCCAGCTAAGGGTCGGCTCGTCCCAACTGTACCGCTTTCCGTCAGTCGGCATTGGCACCGGAGCTTGCCAGTCGGTGTTCGCGTCTAGCGCCCAAGACGGGTACGGCTGAGGGGTAATAAACGCATCCCGGCCAGCGTCGTAAGTATAGCCGATACCAGCGTATCGCTTGCGAATATTACCATTATAACTGGTCTGCTTCCAGGTGCCGCCAAGGAGGCGGTTGCAGAAAGCCGTGCCAATGCTTTCTACCTCGACGCCGTTGGCGTCGGCGGTATCTGCGTTTGCCACGACGATGACGCGCAGCACCAAGTTATCAACATTTATCTCTGCAAAATGAGCCATTCTTAACCTTTAGAATGTAATAGAACCGCTTCCGGTCCATTGGTAAACGCGATAACCACCAGCGACCGTAATTGTTGGAGAACCCGTCGTCGAAGCCGCAGCGGCAAAAGAATCAGCGTAGCGAATAATTACGATGCCCGAGCCGCCGCTTTGCACCGCACTATAATTCAGATAACCGCAGCCGCCGCCACCGCCGCCAGTATTTGCTGTACCAGCGGTGCCTGCGCCTGACCCAGTGCCCCCGCCGCCACCACCGCCAGAGCCGCCTGTTCCAGCCGTGAAAAAGACGCTCCCTCCCCCGCCGCCGCCAGCGTATGTCACCGATGCGCCAGAGATGCTTGATGCGGTTCCCGCGCCACCATTTCCCGCAGCAGTCGCCGCCACCCCGTTAGCTCCAACAGCACTGGCACCGCCTCCGCCACCAGCTTCCTGTCCGTTCACGGCGGCGCTTGACTGCCCGCCATCATTGCCTTGCGATGGCGATGTCGAGGGAGTGTTGCCCGCCGCAAAAGCAATGTTGTAACTTGCACCGCCGCCCGATCCGCCGTCCATCGCTCCGTAAGTGCCGTTTTTTGCTACGGGACGCGCACCACCACCACCGCCCCCCGTCGATGTGATGGTTGAAAATACAGAGTCGCTGCCCTGATTTCTTCCATCAGAAACAGCCGCGCCGCCAGCGCCGACAGTAACGGTATATGGGCTACCGGCAGAAACCGCCAACCCAGTAGCCGTTCTAAAACCACCCGCGCCACCACCACCGCCAGAATATTGTTGCGCCGAGCTTGTCCCGCCGCCGCTACCGCCGCCAGCAACAACTAGATACTCAACTGATGTTGGAGCAGAAAGGGCACCTTTTTTCGCAAACATCCCATATCCGCGTGCCGATGTTACTGCGCGTCTTGCGATTGCGGGCATATCACGCGCCTCTTTAAGCGAACTGGGTTTGCGCGGCTAACACTGTAAACGACGCAGATGCGGTCTTTATGATTGTATAAGTGTACGCATCAACGCTGCTGGCGTTACCCGCTGTGGGGGCTGCACCGCCTTGCCATTTAAGTGTTACGCCAGATGTGCTGCCGTCAATTTGAACTGCTGTGCTGTAAAACGCCGTCGTTCCCATCGTTACAGCCCACACCGCCGTAACGGCTTGGCCGGTTGCGAGAATAGAAGTCAGCGTATTGCCAGAAGACCCACGGAAATTAGGAATAAAATTGGCCGTGGAATTGCCCGTGTAATACAGAACCGACTGGCTCGTAATGTCGTAATTGAGCGTGCCTGTAGCCGCCGATGTAGAAACCGTTACGGTTTCACCAGCGTTTACAAACGCAGCGGCTAGGATGCTTGTGGCACCCGCAAACGTCTGTTTGGCCGTAAAGTTAGTGGCGACGATGGGTGATACGTAGTCCGTACCGGCTGTCGCGGCGGCAATAGCCGTAGTGCCAGTGCCCTTGAGGACGCCGGTTAGCGTAGACGCGCCAGTGCCACCTGCGCTCACAACAAGCGTGCCAGAGGCCGTAATCGTGCCGGAAGCGGTAACGGGACCACCGTTAAACGTCAGCCCTGTATTGCCGCCAGACACATCAACGTAGTTGACCGTGCCATAGACGGTGGGTGTGACCCAAGCAGGGACACCACCGCTGGCCGTTAGGACTTGGCCGCTAGAGCCAATAGCTAACCGCACATTTCCGGTAGAAGTGCGATAGATAAGATCGCCAGACGTTGTGGTTGGGGCAAGAGCGTTAAAGGCCGCAATGGCCGTTGTGGCCGACGTACCGCCAAAACCTATACCGAGCGTGCCGGTCGCCGTAATGGTGCCAGATGCCGTGATAGGACCACCGTTAAACGACAGGCCAGTGCCACCACCGGAGACATCTACGTAGTTAACCGTGCCCCCAGATGACGGGCTAATCCAAACCGGCAAGCCCCCGCTGGCGGTTAAAAGCTGCCCACTAGAGCCAATGGCTAGCCGCACGTTGCCGGTAGAAGTGCGGTAAATCAGGTCGCCAGATGTCGTGGTTGGGGCAAGCGCGTTAAAGGCCGCGATAGCCGTAGTGGCCGATGTGCCGCCGAAACCTGTGCCGAGCGTGCCAGAAGCGGTGATTGTGCCGGTGGACGTAACGGGACCACCGCTGTAAGTCAGCCCAGTGCCGCCACCGGACACATCAACCGAAGTAACTGTACCAGCACCAGCCGTTGTGCTTGTGACCCAAACGGGGACGCCGTTACTGGCTGTCAGAAACTGCCCACTAGACCCAATCGCCAGACGCACATTCCCTGTGGAATTGCGGTAGATCAAGTCACCAGAAGTTGTGGTCGGAGCCAGCGCGTTAAATGCCGCAATCGCCGTAGTAGCTGATGTGCCGCCGAAACTTACACCAAGTGTGCCAGAAGCAGTAATGGTCCCAGATGAAGTAATGGGGCCACCGTTATAAGATAGCCCTGTAAGTCCGCCGGAGACGTCTACGTAGTTGACAGTGCCCGCGCCACTTACTTGAGTAGCGGTAATTGAAATAGGCGCTCCAGACGCGCTTGTGACTTGGCCTTGAGCATTGATCGCCAACACCGGCACGCTAGATACGCCGCCATACGTCCCAGCCGTAACGGCTGTATTTGTAATTCTAAAAAAGTTGCTGGTGGAAAGCGAAAGACCAGTACTTGCGCTATAGGTCGTTCCAGAAATCGCGCCGATGTAAGTAGCTACGGTAGACGCAGTTACGTATTGCGCTGGGGGACCAGCCGCTGGCTGCACAATGAACGCATCGGTATCAAGAATAGTGGTGCGCTGATCTAATTCCGTTATGAGGACGTTAGGCATTATGGATTGTTCCCAGACAGGAAGTTAAATCCTTCATTGGTGTCATTTTGCGGATTAACACCTGTAATAATGGGCATATTGTAATCCGCAACGATAAACAACATAGGTTCAGGGTTGAGAGCGTAGTTTTCCGGCCTGGGGTTCTTAATCGGAACCGGATCAGGCGGAAGCACCATCATAGAATAATATGGATTTGGAACGTCGTCGCAAACGCCGCAAACGTATAAGTTTGTACCTACCGGCGTCGAGCCGCCACGATACTCCCTTTTCTCAACCAAATGGCCGTGCATCGTCCAAAACCCGCAGCCGTCGCAAACGGCGACAGAGCGAGGGCTTCTGACATCAATATCAATCGGTGCCCTCGCGCGACGATGTAGCGGCGATAGCCGACTCATGCGTATCTGCCAGACAGCATACTCGGCTTAATGACCGTAGGCACCTTTTCACGGTCTTCAGCCGCCGCTGCTTGATAGGCTACGTCGGCCAGCCCTTGCAGCAAACCGGCCTTTTCGGGCACCCATTTGACCGCCAAACGCGCAGCCATACCCGCAGCCATGGCATCAAACCAACGCTGTGGAACATCCAGTGTATTGGTGGGGTTGCCGGGGTCTTGCGTGAAATTCATGGTGTAATAGAACAGCGTGTACGTCGAGAGGTCAGGCGTGGGCCAGAAGTACACAGTCGGCGTAATGGTGCGCTCAAAGTAATATTGAGTCGGCGGCGCTTGCTGCTGCTTATTGGGGATCGACGCATAATCCGCCCGACTGATGGGCGAAAGCATAATATCGGTGTTAATCCCGCCGCTGGTGGTGCGCCGGTAGACTTGGAACATTTCTACGTTCTTCGCGTTCAGCGTCAGGCTTGTCTGTCCCACGGTCAGGGCTGAACTGTTAAGCGTGACTTCCCAAAGATTAACGCCCTTATTGGCCCATTCGGCACACAGATAGCTAAGGCTACGAATGGCGCTTTGGACATCGTTGGCCGATAGGTCTGACGCCTCACGACCAATACGCTCGTAAGCCTCGACGATTACGCTATCGAGTTCGGTGTTTACGCCAAAGTTATACGTGCCGGTAAGCGCCATCTAACAAGCCCACCTTTTTCTAGCAGCCTTGCCGCGTTCGCCGGTCCAACCCTGCGATCTGGCGCAGAAGCTCTTCTTACGGCCAGCGTCGGCCTTGCTCTTAGGATTCGGCGCAGGGGGCTTTAAATTGCTCCCCGTGCGCCGATTGATAGAAGCCCTACCCTTGGCAGTCAAACCAGCGCCCTTGGCTACAGACAGCTTATAACCGCCTGAAACCGTCATCCCGCGCATCTGGTCTTTCTTGCCACGGGCCATCGGTTTTAATATCCCGATTGGATAATGTTGACTTGAGCCGCGCCCGTTGCCGTGCCGGTTGCAACAAAGATGGCGCGATAAGCCGTGGCGTTTTCGTTGTAGCTAAGGTTTGTAGCCGTCGTAATGGTCGTCAACCCAGTAGCAGAGATTATCATTGGGCTTGTGGACGTAGAAATAGGGTCAAAAGTGTGTTGGATAGTAACCGGCGCGCTTGTGGCTGTATTGATTGCTACCGTCACAACCACTGGATTCTGGAAAGTATCAACCACAGCCCAGCGGCTGGTGCCGGTAATACCGACACCAACCGTGAACGCACTAGTCGCAATAGTCCCAGCCGAGATGGATGTGACTTTGAAGAACTCAGCCACAGTTGTGGCCGTAGCATTGTTTGGCCCAGTAAGAGTTGTAGATACAGCATACCCAGACGTATCAATGCCCGTGATCGTAAAAGTCGCCGTGCTGATGTTGCCCGTTGATGTGATTGTAAGCGTCCGTTGAATACCGGGAGCTACAGTCACCGCAAATGGCGTTACACCAGCGTTAAAATTAGACAGCGAACCATTAAGAACAAGAGACTGATCTGTAGCCGTGGTCGTTTGCGTAGCGCAAACGCCGTTAGCCGTTTGCGTGGGGAAGCTGAATATTACTGGGCGCATTTTCTACTCCAAGAGAGGGATCATGGCCGTTTGTTAATGGGAGTGGCCCTCCCAACACAGCATTATAAATAGCATGTTCCCCACCCATACCCATAACCGGCTGCGGGGCAGCAATCGGTTGGATAACAGACGGGCTGGCGACCTGGATCACTTGGAACTGAGCGGCCAGTTTAGGCGGGTTACGAATACGTTCTTCGTGAGCCAAAATCTGCTGTGCAGTCATAATCTTTCCGCCCATACCCGGCGGGTGATTCGGGTCAACAAACCAGCCGTAGGGCTGCTGCTTGTTATACATATCCATCAGGGTCGAGTTTTGGGCGACAGCGAAACGAACGCCGCGCTGAGTGCCGATGCCCATGTAAAACTCGCAACACGCACGGCCAGACTCAGCCAAATGCACATCAGGGTACGAGAAGTCACAGCCAAACAAGCCGATTTCGTTGAAGCCGTCAGCCAAGGCCAACGCAATCGCATAAGAAACGCTGGTGTTGAAATAGGTGATGCCGCCAAACGAAGCCATGACCCGAGCAAACGGGTAAACGACATGGTTGGAATAGCGAGGGTGCGGCCACGATGTATAGAACGGGGTGTTGTCCTTTAGCGCGTATTCGCACATATCGCGTACAACGGGGTGCCCCAGGTACGGATGCACAGGGTCAACGTGGATAATACGGTCGCAACGAATCTGTGCGCCCATATAGTTAATGCACCACGTTTCAGCGTTTTGCAGGATTTCAGGGCGGCTTTCCATAAGCTGCGCCTGGAAGAAGTCGGAGCGGCTCGAACCCATAGCAATAATGTTGACCGCCTTACGAGCCGGGGCGTGCATGATCGCTGTAGGTGCTGCTTGAGCTAGATGTGATTCTGTCACGGGTTACTTCCTTGCCTAGTTACCGTCAATAAGAACGCCGGGGCATGACGGCCACACCCCGGCGCTTAACATTAGCCAGAATATGGCGTGACGCCATAGCTGTTTTCTTTGGTATCGCTGCCAGCCGCAGTCCCGTCATTCGGAGTCACAAACTGGAAGGTGACGTACCTAGAGCCGTTGGCCAGAACAGCCGTGGCGAGAGCAACCGTGCCACGGACATCAGCCGTAGTTGCGGTCGCAACGCCCGTAGCGGCCAGACCAGCGGTGTAGGTCGGAGGAATCGTTGCCGAACCACCGTTAATGTAGGCACCAAGAGCCTCGCCCACGTTTACAAGACGGAACGGCAGACCATAGGTATCCGAGTTACCAATCGCCAGCGGGCCAGTGGCCGCACCATTCGCTGAAGCGGTGGTGACGGTCTTAAACGCCGAGAGAGTAGTAACAAAAGAACCGTTGTTACCGAACGTATTGCCGGTCGGTCCAAGTACAGACGCAGTAAGCGGTGCGCCATACGCATCCGTACCCTGGAAGGTAAATGTCGTCGTGGACATATTGCTGGAGGCCGTAACGGCCACACAACGCGGAACGTCAAAGGTAGCAACGCCGCCGCTAACCAACGCGCCTGTGCCGGTCAACGTGCCTGCAATGGCAGACGACGCATAAAACACGCCGCTGGCCAAAGAGGTAGAAGCCGTACCGACCTGATAAACGAGAGTCTGGGTCAGCGGGACGCCATAGATTTCGTCTTCTGCGTATCCAGTAGACGGGACGGAATTGCGGTTATAAACCGCGCGCCCCATTTTAATGCTGTCAAAGAAAGTTGTCATAACGACGCCTCACTGTTTTGTTGTGAAAAGGGCCACCGCAGCCTTGGCGGCACGATGGCCCTATTCTCTATTTAGCCTTCGGGGCTATTAGGTAGCGCCCGAGCTACCAAACGCACCGCGCGGGTTAGACCAACCGAACGAATAACGCTCGATAGCCTTGGCCAGCAGGTTGTCGCTGGTAAAGTCAGTGAACACATCCGTTTCAAGAGCTTCACGGACGTAGTGCTTCAGACCATTCGGCGCGTCGGTCATAAGGAACCAGCCGTTGGTGTCGGTCAGGAAGTGATTGACGCGATAACCCTGCGGCACGGCACCAATGTTGTAGATCGCATTGATGTCGTTGTTCGCGGTGCCGGTACGGAACTGCGAGTGCAGGATACGGTCAGCCGTGAACTGAAGCTGCGGCGGAACGACCAGCTTGGTCGGCTTTGTCATCGTGATGAGGCCAGCCTGATCGCGGAACTGCGAGATGGTTACGATAGCGTCTTGCAGAGACGCTTCGTTCAAGTCCACCTGCACACTCGGCGTGTTGGCGAACGTGCCCGAATCAATCGGATGCGCGGTCGAGAAGAGAGGTTGACCGTCACCGCCGGGGAACGAGGCAGAGAAGCCGTTGTTCAGAACCGAAGCGCCGTTGACTTCTTTGCTTTGCAGCATCGAATTGCGGAGCGACTGAGCCTGAAGCGGGAACTGCGACTCATACAGGTTATCCTTCATCGCCTGACGGGTGATGATGAAGCCAACGCTGGTGTAGCGGTGGTAGTAGGTCGAGATAACGCGCTGTCCCATATCTTGGAACTGCGTAGGTGCGCCTTCACCCTTGGTCGATGCGAGGCCAAGCAGCTTCATTTCGACTTCGATTTCGACTGCTTTATCCGAAGTGTGGGTCGTGAAGATGTCCGTGTATTCCGCAGGATACATCGGGTAATCGCCAAAAACTTCCGCCAAACCGGGACGGAGAAGCTGCTGGATTGAACTGGTATTAATGGTCATATGTTTGCTCCTAGGCCAAAAGCGTTACAGGGCTAAATAACGTGCCCCGGTGTTCCAGCAGAACGCTGGCCATTGTTGATTTGAACAATCCAGTTAGCGAAAGCGCCAACAGCATTACCAACGCGGGGATCAAGAGAGATGACCCGCATGTTAAGGCCCGAAGCGGAGCTAGCAGTTGAATTGTTAAGAGTGACGGCAGAGATGCCCGTGCGGGTGCTGCCAGCCGTGTAGAGGAAGTTGGCGTTCAGGCCAGGAGCCGCTGCGGTAAGCGGGGTGCCAGAAGCGCCCGTGCCGTCGCCTTCGGTGATCGTGTACTGCGCCATCGGATCGTCAATGACCATCGCCACCGGCACGTTGCCGGTCAGGAAAGCCGTTGCGCCGTTGAAGTAATTTGTAAACTGCCAGACACCAGAGGTGTCCTGATATTTGCAGCCCTGGAAAACGCCAGTGAACGCAGAACCAGCCGTGCCACGAATGATGACACCAGCCGTGGAAAGCGCCACGGGATCGTTCTGAAAGATCGTCTGCCCGCCCGTCGCCGGGAGGTTGTACTGATTGGTGACACCGTTAAAGGTAACACCGTTACCGCTGTTAAGCGGCTGGAGGCCAGCGCCGCCAGATGCTCCGTAAGCCATGTTATATACTCCGTTCAGATGCGCCATTATTGACGCGAAAACCTGGGTTTTTTACTGATTGCCACTACCAGTGGCCGGAGCAGGAACGAGGGCTGCCTTCGATAACGGGTGCTTTTTGCACCCGGCCAAATACGTGATTGGCGTCGATAACCCGCGTTGCGGGATCACTTTAACTACTTATATTACCACGATTTGAGCGAATTGTAAGCCCATCTCATGGGTGGGGTGGCCAGGACTGGCCCCTATCACACACTCCGGCAAGGGAAAGGTGGGCCGGGGTTTTTAACCCCAGCCACCCCGTAACTTACTCCTTGAACTCAGCCTTATGGCCAAATTCAGTCTTAGACTCATCAAATCGCGGCATTGTCTGTGCAAACGGATTAGAGCCAGCGGCCTGAGTCCATTGCGTGCCGTTCATAAGCTGCCTCGACCTAGCCTCAAGGGTAGCCTTATCCCGTCTTACATCAGCGGACGGCTTTTCACAAAGAATTAGACCGCCTTCATCAATGTAAGCGTTGTCGTCTGAGCCAAAGCCAATGTTCGGCACGGGCGGGAACAACTCAGGGTGCCGGTCACGGGGCACCGGAGTCCAGCCAGCGCGGTACTTCTGGTTCCAGTTGTCTTTGTTCTGCGTACCGGCGTTATCAAACGTAATGGCAACCCAAGCGTAGGTCATGTCTTTGGGAATGACTTCGGACGGGATGTAAAAGCGCGACTGATGGGTAGTCCGCATGGCGGAGCGGCTTGCCGCCGTGCGGGTGTTGCTTTCGCGAGTGTCAGAATTGCGTGGTTTGCGACCCATGATGAGTCTCCTTTAAGTCTTGTTTGTATTCATAAGGCGACGAGCGTAGCTCACCTTAGCGTCATCAAATGACATCGGCCTAAACT